GAGATACAACTAGAGATGTTTCCACCGCCACCACCTAAGACACCGAAGGTTGGTACAGATGCACCACACCATAATATCTTAGAGAAATATTATGGTAAGGATTGGAAACCAACACCAGTAGAAGGATTGGAGGATCATTACTAATGAGATTAGGAGTCATGTGTTCTGGAGAAGGAACTAACTTCGAGAACATTGTACGATACCCTCAGATGAAACATGAGATTGTGTTAATGATACACAATACTAAACAGTGTGGTGCTGTAGCGAGAGCAGCAAAGTTTGGAATCCCACACGTAAGGATAGCACACAAAGATGAAGAACAAATGATTCAACTCTTCAAGGCATGGAGGGTTGATCTTGTTGTATTAGCAGGTTACATGAGAGTCCTTAAGAAACCATCTGAGTTCCCATGTCCTATCATAAATGTACACCCATCACTACTACCTAAGTACAAGGGTTTACATGCAGTAGAACAAGCATTAGAATCAGGTGATAAAGAGAGTGGATGCACTGTCCACTATGTTAACGAAGAGCTTGACGGTGGTGATATAATAAGTCAATCAAGAGTTCCTATTTGTCCTGATGATACTGTAGAGACATTACAACATCGTATCCAACGAGCAGAATATAGACTGCTTCCTTTAGTAATTAATGATTTAGCATATGAGCAAGCCCAAACTAAGTGCATGGTTGTATAGTATCAACCAAACCAAAAAGAATATGATGGATGAAGATCCATCTTTGGAGAACTCATATCCTAGTTGGATTATTAATAAGTGCCTATCATCCTTTACAGACACTGTGTTGTTTGCTAATGAGATGAATATGAATTATCATATATCTAAGCGTATGCAATACGACTTTTATATAAATAGTCTGAGACCTAGAAAGAGATTCTCTCCTTGGTCTAAGAAAGAGTCGATTGATTATCTTGATGAAGTTCGTGAGTATTATGGGTATAGCTATACCAAGGCTCTAGAAGTAATCAGGATATTATCAACAGATCAACTCGAACATATAAAAAGATCATTGCATAAAGGTGGAAAATAATGTCCGTTGATACTGAGATCCAGTGGAAACAGTCTGATATGATTGAGGTAGGTCTCAAAGAACCAGATGATTTCCTAAAGGTTCGTGAAACATTAACACGAATTGGTGTTGCTTCTAGAAAAGAAAGAAAGATATATCAGTCGTGTCACATCTTGCATAAGCAAGGAAAGTATTACATAGTTCACTTCAAGGAACTCTTCGCACTTGATGGTAAGAACACAAACATCACAGAGAATGATATTCAGCGTAGAAATCGTATAACACAGTTGTTATCTGATTGGGGATTGGTTACGATCATTAATCAGGATAGTGTTGGTGAGCTTGCACCATTAAATCAGATCAAAGTTATATCTTTTAAAGAGAAAGGTGATTGGACTTTAGAGTCCAAATATAATATTGGTAAGAAGAAACCGTAACATCCGTACTCAGTTTTCTGGTTTACCACATGGTAAATTCAGTCCACCACTGCTTAAATAGTAGTGTGATGCCTTCGGGGTCACATTCAATTAGTCGCTTCAAGGAGGACACCATGCGTAGATCATACTGGGATACCTATAGCCCATTTCAATTAGGATTCGATGAAACATTCAACAGACTCGAAAGACTGGCAGAAGCTGGACAAAATTACCCACCCTATAATGTTTTTCATGGGGGAGATGGTAGAACCGTTCTGGAAATCGCTCTTGCTGGATTTTCAAGAGAAGATATCGAAGTTACCACCGAACAAAACATCTTAACAGTTAAAGCAGCTGCAGAAGAAAAGGATGAGAGATCCTATACCCATAAGGGTATTGCTACAAGATCATTTGATAGGAGTTGGCAACTAGGAGATTCTATTGAAGTTGAGAATGTTGAGTATAAGGATGGATTACTGGTTGTGAATCTTACTAAGGTTCTTCCAGAGAATCAGCAAAAGAAATTCTGGTTCGGCACAGGTGCTGCCAGAGAAAAGTTAGAGGCTCAGGTCTCTTAGTGGAGTAGTGGTATTTTGTTATGAATCAAAGGGGGAGCTTGACTTTTGTCGAGTTCCCCTTTATAATGTCTAGATACATCCATTAAAATATGAGCATCAAACTTATCGTTCTTAATACAGGAGAGCGAGTAGTGGCTGATATACATGAGATGAGGAGAGCTACTATAGATCCTAAAGAACCTGCTACCATAGGGTATGTTATGGTTCATCCTCAGATCGTTACAGTCTCTAGGGGTATTCCAACTACTCAGAAATTTCAGACTAACGAACCTGAATTGAAGGTATCTTTTTCCCCTTGGAATCCTTTTGCAAGACATCAACAGTTTCGTTTGAATCTGTATAGTGTTGTTAGTATAAATGATGTTAGGGAAGATGTTGAGAAGATATATCTTGACGAATTCCATGTAAAAGATTATGAGATGGTTGCAGAGGAACTATCAATTATGTACACTGAACTTACTGAATATTCTTAATATGACTATACAAGTTATTAACATGAAGTATTCCAACGAGCAAATTATTTGTGATGTTGGAGAAGTATTCCATGATCAAGACTCAAAGGAGAAAGGAGAGAAACCTATTTGTTTAGCATTCACAGATCCTTATACTCTACATGTTGTAAATGAAACTGAGGAAGGTTATAATATTAACTTCAAGAAATGGAATCCATTTACAGATGATAGGCAGTTTAATGTTGGGTTTGATATGATTGGTATAATTAGTAGTGCTAAGCCTGCAGTGCAGAAAGCATATGAACAAAAGATTTTAGCAGACAGTCAACCAATAGAAGAGACTAATGAAGAAACTACTACGACTGAATAATGAACCTTGGATCCTTGCTGATGTATCAGAGATACCAGAGGCAGAATATGGTGAACCAGATTGTATTCTGGAAGATCCTATCACATTAGATGGTGAGAGGTGGCCAAAGTATTCAGCAGACTTTCAAATAGTTGTTAGATCTACTGATATAATAGTGATGGTTAATCCAACAGACGAAGCTTTAAATACAGCAGAAGCAAAAGAACTACTTACTGAATGAAATTTTACACCAATGTTGAGCAAGCAGGTCAGAACCTTCTTGTCCGTGGTTATGAGGGAGGCAAGGCATTTAAAGATAGGGTTCCATTTAACCCTACTTTATATCTCCCAACATCTAACTTCTCTAAATGGAGAACCCTTGAGGGGAAGTGTGTAGAGCCTATGAAGCAAGGTTCCATTGCAGGTGCAAAGGAAACTATAATGAGGTATAGAGATGTTGCTAACATGGAAGTGTATGGTAACACAAGATACCTGTATCAGTATATCGCAGAGGAATATTCTGATGATCACATAAAGTTTGATCCCAAGGCAATTAGAGTATTCAACATCGATATTGAAACTGCTGCAGAGAATGGGTTTCCTGATATCGAAGCAGCAGACCAAGAGATACTAGCGATCAGTATTAAGGACTCCTTTACTGGTCGCATTACTGTCTTTGGTGCTAGATCATTTGATAATAAACATGAAGATGTAGACTACCTTCATTTTAAAACTGAACAGTCTATGCTATCAGCATTTTTGGAGTACTGGAATGAAAATTTTCCTGATGTTATTACAGGTTGGAACGTACAACTTTTTGATATTCCCTATATCGCTGGTCGTATTTCTAGGATTCTCGGTGAGAAGTATACTCGTTATCTTAGCCCGTGGAGGCTTATATCTAGACGTGAAATTTATATCAAGGGGAGAAAGCAAATCGCTTACGATCTTCCAGGAGTATCTACTCTGGATTACCTCGAGCTATACAGGAAATTCACTTATACAAACCAAGAAAGTTATAGACTTGATCACATCTGCATGGTTGAGCTTGGAGCGAGAAAGTTAGATCACTCTGAGTATGATACATTCAAAGAGTTCTATCAGAATGATTGGCAGAAGTTTATTGATTACAACATCCATGACGTTAGGTTAGTAGATCAACTTGATGATAAGATGAAACTACTTGACCTAGCATTTACTATGGCTTATGATGCTAAGGTCAATTATGAAGATGTGTTTAGTCAGGTACGTATGTGGGATAATTACATATACGTTGAACTTCTTAAGAGGAAGATAGCAATTCCACCTAAGAAGGAGAGTGCAAACAAATCAGAAAAATACGCAGGTGCTTATGTCAAGGAACCGAAGACAGGATTCTATGATTGGGTTGTTAATTTTGACCTCAATAGCCTGTACCCTCATCTTATTATGCAATATAACATCTCACCAGAGACCCTCTGGGAGACTGGACATCCCAGTTCGAGCGTTGAGGGGATCTTAAATCAGGAGGTAGAGATAGATGGGACTTATGCAGTTTGTGCGAATGGAGCACAATATAGGAAGGATGTACGAGGATTCCTTCCTGAACTTATGGATAAGATGTACAATGAAAGAGTCATCTTCAAGAAGAAGATGCTTAAAGCAAAGCAGGAGTATGAAAAGAATCCTTCTAATGAACTCATTAAAGAGATCGCTAGATGTAACAACATACAGATGGCCAAGAAGATCTCACTTAATAGTGCTTATGGTGCTATCGGCAATGAGCACTTCAGGTATTATAAGCTTGCTAATGCCGAAGCCATTACCCTTTCTGGCCAAGTATCTATTCGTTGGATAGAGAACAAGATCAATGTTTATCTAAATAAACTACTCTCTACAGATAAAGTTGATTACGTTATCGCATCAGACACCGACTCAATATATCTTAATCTCGGACCTCTTGTTAATAAATTTTTTGCTCATAAGTCTGATAATAAGATTAAGATTGTTGAGCTCTTGGACAAGATCTGTAAAGATCAGTTGGAACCGTTTATCGAGAAGTCTTACCAGGAACTGGCTTCGTATGTCTCGGCGTATGAACAGAAAATGATCATGAAGCGAGAGAACATCGCTGATCGTGGTATATGGACTGCTAAGAAGAGATACATATTGAACGTATGGGACTCAGAAGGAGTCCGTTATAAAGAACCCAAGATGAAAATAATGGGTTTAGAAACAGCGAGGTCATCAACACCTCAGTATTTCAGGGATAAATTATATGCAGCTTTTAAGATTATTATCGGCAAAACAAATGATGAACTTGTCTCATTTATCAATGGTGTCAGAGCAGAGACAAAAGATCAACCATACGAGGACATTGCATTTCCAAGGGGGTGCAACGGTGTTGAGAAATACTTTTCAAGAACCGACATCTATCAAAAAGGAACGCCCATCCACGTAAGGGGTGCTCTGCTTTATAACCATTATGTTAAAAAGAATAAGATAGAGAACAAGTATCCTTTAATACAGGAGGGTGAGAAGATAAAATTCATTTATCTTAAGACACCCAATCCTTTTAGGGAGGATTGTATCTCCTTCTTCAATGAGATTCCAAAGGAGTTTAATATGGAGAAGTATATTGATCACAAGAAACAATTTGAAAAGAGTTTCTTGAAACCACTGGAAAATGTGCTAGAATGCATAGGGTGGAACAGTAAAAAAGTTGTTACGATAGGGAGTTTTTTCACATGAGCAGAACCGTATGGACAGTCACTTACCAAGATGATCCAATAGAAGCACTTGAACCTGAACAGGTTAGAGTTTTTGAAGAACGTGATACTGCAAGACAGTATGCTTTAATGATGGCCAGTGGTGGTCACAACTATGTTAACATGTATGAAAGTGAGGTTAATAAATGGGGTTCCTAGATACTGTAATTAAAGAGAGTGGGAATGAGTATGCAAGTATCGTCAGCGATGGAGTCGCTGCAGGAGATACATCCAGTTTTGTTGATACAGGTAGCCATATTTTCAATGCTGTCGTTAGCGGATCTTTGTTTGGTGGTATTCCATCCAACAAGGTTACGGCACTTGCAGGGGAATCTTCCACAGGAAAAACTTTCTTTGCCCTTAGTGTTGTACGTAACTTTCTTAATCAGCACAGTGATGGTGGGGTTATTTATTTTGAGTCTGAATCTGCTATCTCCAAGGATATGATTGAGAGCAGAGGTATAGATTCCAAACGTATGGTAATCTTTCCTGTTGCTACTATTGAAGAGTTTAGAACACAAGCTACTAGGATTCTTGATAAGTATCTGAAAGAACCAAAGGATAAGCGTCAACCATTGATGTTTGTTCTTGATTCTCTTGGTATGCTATCAACATCAAAGGAGATGGAAGACATCTCTAATGATAAACAGGTCAGGGATATGACCAAATCACAGTTGATCAAGGGTGCATTCAGGGTATTGACCTTGAAGCTTGGACAGGCAAAGGTTCCTATGATTGTTACGAATCACACATATGATGTGATTGGATCCTATGTGCCACAAAAAGAAATGGGTGGTGGAGCTGGACTAAAGTATGCTGCATCTACTATAATATATTTGACCAAATCAAAAGAGAAGGAAGGTACAGACCTAGTGGGTAACATCATTAAGTGTGAAGCCAAGAAATCTCGTCTAACCAAGGAGGGTTCTAAAGTTGCTACTAGATTATACTTCGATGAACGTGGATTGGACAAGTACTATGGACTCTTGGAATTGGGTGAACAGTACAACATCTTTACGAGGGTGGGCAACCGTCTCAAGTTCGGTGAAACTTCTGTTTACCCTAAATCTGTTCTTGCTAATCCTGAGAAGTATTTCACAGACGAAGTGATGGCTCAGTTAGAGGAAGCAGCAAGAACGGAGTATAGTTATGGTAACTGAGAGGATAGAAAATACTATCCTTCGGAATCTTCTTTGTAATGAGGAGTACTATCGTAAGGTAGTACCTCATCTTGATTCAGAGTATTTTCAGGATGCTGTTGATGTAGTTCTCTTTGAAGAGATACAAGATTTTTCAGCTAAGTATGATAAGACTCCTACTAAAGAAGTTCTAAAAATTAATCTTGGTAATAGGACTGATCTTACAGATGAGACCTATAAAAATGCTTTGATTAGATTGGATGATCTTAACGATGAATGGGTTGATGCTGATTGGTTATCTGATTCTACTGAGAAGTGGTGTCAGGATAAAGCAATCTATAATGCATTACTCAAGTCAGTTAAGATTGCTGATGGTAATGATGAAAAGTTATCTAAGGATGCTATCCCTAGTATTCTACAGGAAGCTTTAGGTGTATCATTTGATGAGCATGTAGGACATGATTACATAGAGTCTGCTGATAATAGATATGAGTTCTACCATAGAGAAGAGGAGAAGATACCATTTGACTTAGAGAAGTTTAATTACATTACTAAAGGTGGTCTTCCTAATAAGACTCTTAACATAGCACTTGCTGGTACAGGTGTTGGTAAGTCTCTATTCATGTGTCACATGGCTAGTGCTTGCCTGTTGAGAAGTAAGAATGTTCTCTATGTTACTATGGAGATGTCTGAGGAAAAGATTGCAGAACGTATTGATGCTAATTGTTTGAATGTTAACATCAAAGATATTGTGGATCTACCTCAGATGATGTTCAGATCTAAGATCGCTGATCTTGAGAAAAAGACTAAAGGAAAGATTATCATCAAGGAATATCCTACTGCTTCAGCTCATGCTGGACATTTCAGGGCATTACTTAATGAACTAAAACTTAAGAAATCATTCAAACCTGATATAATCTTTATAGATTACCTTAACATTTGTGCTAGTGTAAGATATAAAGGACACATTGTTAACTCTTATACCTATGTTAAAGCGATTGCTGAAGAGCTTCGGGGTCTTGCTGTCGAGTTTGACCTACCGATTGTTAGTGCTACTCAAACTACTCGTTCTGGTTTTGGGTCTAGTGATCCTGACCTCACTGACACTTCAGAATCCTTTGGACTCCCTGCTACTGCTGATCTTATGTTCGCTCTCATTTCTAGCGAGGAGCTGGAACAGGAAGGTAGAATAATGGTTAAGCAGTTGAAGAACAGGTACAATGATCCTACTTCAAATCGTAAGTTTGTTGTGGGTATAGATAGAGCGAAGATGAAGTTATTTGATGTTGCAGAATCTACTTCTGATATCATGAGTGAGAAGGAAGAAGATCCAGACGTTAATGCTTTTGACGCAGTAAAACAAAACCAAGACCGCCTTAGTAAATTCGCTGAATGGAATGTTTAAACACGGAGACATAGTTGAGTTCCGAGGAGATAGAGGTTTCGTTAACTTCTATGATAAAACAGCACCATACTTCACATTGTGTGTGAGACAATGGGAAGATCCAGGTAAAATGCATGGCGTAAGTCAATGCAATGTCCTAGTGTATCGTACACACTGGGATGAGGTTATAAAGATAGATCCAGCACCTAATGCTGATACCTATCACTCACAAGAACACCGTTATTCAGATCCACAATGACACAATCAGTTGATTATGATAAGTACCTAGAGTTTGTCGATGGTACTACAAGCCACCCTTCTAAGAGTACAGATGAGTTCATCAATAGAATTAAAGATTTAGAATCTAAGGGTGTTGATATTCCTAGACTTCTTACTGCTGCTGTTGGTATCAGTGCAGAAGGTGGAGAGTTCACAGAGATAGTAAAGAAGATTGCTTTCCAAGGTAAGGAACTTACAGAAGATACTAAGGTTCATCTTTTAAAAGAATTAGGTGATGTGTTCTGGTATATTGCACAAGCTTGTAATGCATTAGATCTAGACTTCCAGACTATAGTAGTTACTAACATGATGAAGTTAGCAGCACGATACCCAGATGGTGAGTTTGATATATTCCAATCAGAGAACCGAAAGGAAGGTGATATCTAAGACCATCCCCCTCTAAATACTAGAGGGGGATTTTTTATGGCCAATCCAAAAGTAGAATTTAGTTCTACTGATTACAATAGAGTACCACGTACATGTCCTGATAGGAAAGGATTTATTTCTTTGATGGAAGAATTATTCTCGTGCTCTGATTTCTGGATGGTTAAACAACAAGGTAAAGCAAAGTTTGCTAGGATACCTAAGAATAAAAATCAAATTGATTTATTCACAGATGATCTGGGATTTGAATCTGTTATTAAATCTAAGTTGTTGAAGGATAATCAGAAGCAAGAGAAGACTTTTACTGGTACAGGATCAAAGAAGAGTCCAAAGATATTTAATTATAAAACCATACCAAATTCATGGTCATCCTATAAGGATTCAGTAGCTATTCAGTGGCTTGATCCAAGAGATGCAAACATACAACAAATTATAACCATAGGTACAACAGGAAAATCAGGTGAGACTATTAATGCAGCAGCAATGACTAAGGCTCAGGAGATGGGATCTGCTTTTGTTTTTAAGAGAGCTCTCAAGCATGATGATAGATGGACTTCATGGGAAAAGTTAAAGGAAGATGATACTGTTAGTACAGAGTTGAATAGGATATGGAAGGATGTTGTAGGGTTGGATCGTGTTACTAATGATTGGTATAAGAATTTTTATGCTCAGAATAAAAAATTATTACAGGTAGTTGGTAGCCATCAGTTTACTGAGTTTGAACGTGATGGTGATTTTATGGATTGGGTAACAGGATATGTAAGAGATAATGGATGGGCTGCTGGTGGAAAGAAAGATAACTGGAACCCTGCTGATATTTGGATCATGACTAATAAGTGGAGAGACTGGATTAAGGTACTAGAGGATGCTACTTCTGTACCAAGGTCAGGAGCACATTCAAATATTGGTACTGCTATTGATATACAACTTCTACAGTTCAATGCGATAATGAGAGCACTGTTTCGTAAGAAAGAGATATGGGGTATATCTCTCAAGAAGGTAAACAAAGATATAGCTGAATGGGCAGAGGTTAATGTTCATTGGGATAATGATGCTGATAAGAAGTTAGGATTCAATCAGATGAAAGCAATGAGATATACTTATGACTCAACTAATTGTGATTGTGGAAGGAAGGAAGATAAGAGTGGAACTATTCAACTTGCTACTCAAGATACTAAGTTGAATGTTAAGGGTGCTGGTAGCACCATGTATAAGTTTCAGATAAAAGCAAATGATAGTACTAAGTTTAGTGGTCTGAAGTATGAACCAACTGATGATACTGCTGGTGCAGCTAGATTGGGTAAAGCAACTGTTGATTATGTTGAGGATCTTTTTAAGAAATATGCTGCGAGAATAAAGTTTACTGGTAGTAAAGATGATTATCCACAAGACCCTGATGAATTTTTAAATCAAAAAGATAAATGGATTCATGTGATTGGTAGAGTTAAAGATCATGGTGTGACAATTCAAACTTCAACAGCATTAGAAGCTTACAATAATATTTTGTTGATCTTTAACAGCAAACCATTTGTTTCTAATTCTAAACTCATGCAATTATCTTGGTTGGATTCTTTCTTCTCTATTAATGGTAAAGATAATAGAGATAAATTTTTAACTGATATGGTATTCATCGCTCAGAAGATGGGTAGAAGATATGGTCCATTTGGTAAGTTATACTAATGTCTAAGAACACTCACCTAGAACATTTAGAAGATAGCATCTTACTTGATGGTAAGAAGGGTGCAGAAGATGCATTCAAATTTTTAGATTCTTTGGCTAGAACTTTTACTGGTAAGGGTGCTGGTAATTTTAAGATGACTACGAAGTGGGATGGTGCACCTGCTATATTCTGTGGACAGTATCCAGGAACAAATCAGTTCTTTGTTGGTACTAAGTCTATCTTTAATAAGGATGCGAAGATTAATTATACTGAAACTGATATTGATAATAATCATGGTCATGCTCCTGGTCTTACTGCTAAGTTAAAAGCTGCTTTAAAGTATCTTCCTTCTATAGGAATTGAGGGAGTGGTACAGGGAGACTTATTGTTTACTGATGATAAGAAAGTAGAAGTGGTTGATGGTAAGAAGTCAATTACATTTAAACCAAATACAATAACATATGCTATACCACAAGAAGACAGTGATTATGAATTGGCTGATGCTGCAAAGATAGGAGTAGTATTTCATACCACATATACTGGTACTAGTATTGAAAGACTTCATGCTTCTTTTGGTTTTGATCCATCTACTCTTAAGAAGGATAAAGATGTGTTTGTTATTAGTGCAGAGATAGACACGTTAGGTAAAGATGTTTTATTAACAAGTCAAGAAAAACAGAAGTTGATTGGTTTGAAGCAGAGTAGCTCACAGTTAGTTAAAACTTGTGGTCCTTTCTTAGATGGTGTAGCAAAGCAGATAGCAGAGAACGATCAACTTACCATTGGTGTTAAGCTTAAGCAGTATTTTAATAAGTATGTTCGAGAAGGTAAGCAAGTAGGAAATAGTTTTACTTCTGATTTTAAAGATTACTTTAGTGGTGAGTGTAAGAAGGCAGCAGATAAAGTAAAGCAACCAAAAACTAAGGCAGCAAAACTTGCTAAGTTATATAATGGTCGTGACTTTATAGATGGTCATGGATCTCAGTTTGATAATACTGTGAAGTTATATAAGATCATACAGGATGCTAAAGAAATATTTGTTACTAAGCTTGAGAAGGGTGAGAAGTTTGGTACTTATATCAGAACTGATAATGGTCTTGAGATGACTGCACAAGAAGGATATGTTGCTATTAAAAATGGTAAGGCTACTAAATTGATTAAGAGGTTAGTGTTTAGTCAGGCTAACTTTGATGTCTCACTCAAGGGTTGGTCATGAAAAAAGCTTGGATAGTTTTTGGTAGGTTTAATCCTCCTACTATAGGACATAAAAAAATGATAGACCAGCTTCAGAAACTTGCTGGTAATGATGATTATATGGTCTGGCCTACCTGGACAAATGATAAAAAGAAGAATCCTTTAAAACATCCAGATAAGGTTAACTGGATGATTAAGATGTTTCCAGAACACTCTACTCATATACAGTCTGATAGATCTCTTAAGACTTTACCATTTATTTTACAGCATCTTATGGTGGAAGGTTATAGTGATGTGGTTATAGTATGTGGTAGTGATAGGACAAAAGCTTTTGATTTTAATATTAAGTATAACAGGGTAGAGACTGGAGATGGTCAAGCTTATTATGCTTTTGATACTATAAAAATTGATTCAACTGGGTTGAATAGAGATCCAGATTCTGATGGTGCTGAAGGTATGTCTGCATCTAAGATGAGGGATGCTGCTAAGAAAGTAGATACGGTTAATTTTTTAAAGGGTGTTGAAGGTTTACTAAATACAAGTGATGCTTTAACATTGATGGAAGATGTTCGGGAAGGACTTGGACTGTGAAAACATTTAGAGACATTAAAAATCAAGCAGTAAGACAGAACTTCAGACAGAAGGAATGCTTCACTGAGGGACAGACTGTGATGAATGTTAACACTGGTATCAAGGGGAAGATAATCCGCACTGGACCGAACTATGTTATTTGTGTTTCTGAAGCCCGAGAAATGTTTAGAGCTTGGGTCAGGGACATAAGAGAAGTCAATGAAAGTATAAATAAACCAAGAAGAACAGCCTTTTTTACTCATGGACAAGCAAGCACCTACAACATCAGTGCAACATAATGATGATTATTCTAAAGCACTAATCGAATCATATGCACAGTGGATGGATGGAGATACCTTCCAAGGAACTACCATCAAAGAGGAACCTGCTACTATTGAAACACCAATAGGTACTATACCTAAGCCTGATTTTGATAAGGAAACTATCCCTACTATTAAAGTGGTCAACACTGATGATGGTAGCACAAAGGATCCTAAGGCTAATGCTGGTGCACCTGATAGCACAAAGATCAAGCAGTCACATGGTGCTGAGATAAAGAATAATGCTATTAGTGTTAAGAGAGAAGAGGTTGAAGTTGAGAAGAAGGCAACTAGAGAAGAATTAGAAGCTAAGTTAGAAGAGATTCTTACAGAACTTAGTGAAATGACTGAGACTACTTTCACTATAACTAAAGAGAGATGGGAGAAAGCAGCTGCAGAGAGAGAAGGCAAAGTAGTTGAAGAAGAAGCAGGATGTAGTACCAATGAGTCTAAGAAGCAAAAGACCATTGATAAAATAATGAGCTATTCTAGAAAAAAGTAGAAGGGCTTGCACATGATAGATGGGGTCTAGAAGAAGGCAAGTCAAAAGGAAAAAAGAAAAAGACTGTTGAGATCATGCCTCGTATTGACGATGGTAAAGATATGAAGAACCCAAAGAAAGGACCAGATATATACGTGAAGGGATAAATAATACTAATTGAGTTTTTATTATGACATTAGCAAAAGAGGCAATACTCGAAGCACTTAAGTGTTGTAGAGATGTGTATCCACATAAGCAAGACTTCCTAGTTAGTAGGAAGGTGGAAGGTCATACCATTCTTGCAGTTGAAGGAACAAATGAGACTACAGACTGGATAACCAATCTGAAGTTTCTTATTAAACGTGACGATTGTCACAGAGGATTCAAGAACAATGCTAACAGGACACTAGCCGAGCTAGTGGTAGCATATGAAGGATTGGATCCTAAGAGAAAGCTTGTTATTGCAGGTCATTCTCTTGGTGGAGCAACCGCTACCTTAATTGCAGACTTGTTATGGGAGTCAGGCAATAAGAATGTAGCCCTAGTAACTGCTGGTTCTCCCAGACCAGGTGGACGTAGGTTAAGAAAGAGGATTAAAGATCTTGAACATCTTCGGTTTGTGCATGGTGATGACATTGTTCCAGGGACTCCTCCTTGGCTTGCTGGCTATGTACACACTCATCCAGTTATCAAACTAGAAGACGAGAAAGATACTCGTTTTGATGGAGTTGCTGACCATAATATAGGTGACTATTATGAAGCAGCTCTCAAATATTATAAATAACTTCAGGAAATTAATTGTAAATCAATAGGAATTAAGTCATGCCCATACTTGGATCTATAGACAGTGCTGATTTTACTGCCACCGTTGCAGTTACTAATGCTTCAGCAACTGTTACTAAAGGCAACGCAGATACTATCGTTGCTGGAGATATTATAGTTCTGGACGGTGTTCAGTACTATACTAAGGTAGTCGATGGTAATACTATTACCCTCGGTAAAGCATATGCTGGTAGTACCAATGCTACATTAGCAGCAAACAAGGTACAAAGACGTACTGCACCCAAGGCATTGGCTGATTTCCTATTGAGTAATGGAACTTCTACTGCATCTACAACTAGTATTGTTGGTGTAAGTCAGGCAGAAGCACAACTCAGTGAGAACAAAGCACGTGGTATCTCTAGTCCTGGATGGTGGGCATATAGGACATATACAGATGCTGCTGGTTCCACACGTCATAAGGCAGAATTGATTACATCATACAAAGATGGTACTGCATTCAGTGGAGACTTCACTGATGATACAATTGCTGCTGATATTACTTCCTTGATTACAATTGATACCCAACCTGCTAACCAGAATACATCTGGTGGTGGAGCAACATTTACTGTCGCTGCATCTTCTACAGGTTCTGGAGCATCTCTCACCTATCAGTGGCAACGACTTGATGTTACTGGTGGAGAATGGACAGATGTATCAGGTGCAACTTCTGCAAATCTCGCACTCACTGGTGAAACTGCTGATGAGACTGGAGATAAGTTCAGAGTTAAAGTCAACAACTCCATTGGTGGTGTTGAAGTAATCACTGATGGTGCTGCTACACTAACATTCGTTAGCTAATATGTAAATGAATTTTGATGAATTGAACCAGGACAACTGGTTAATGTTTGCTATTAAAAATTATGATAACCCACTCTCAGTAACCTACGAAGACTTTGAAGAAGATTTAAAACGCTTCAAATATATTAAGAGACTTCTGAGGAGATATGAAACAAGTGGAGATTTCAAGGTCCATTTGATCCTAAATCATATTATAATACTATATAATGCATTTGGTGATGCAGCAACACCGTTGCTATTCTTTAAGATAGATGCATCACATTGGTCTATACTGAAAGCTTTTATGTTCTTTCTGGATAGACTACCACCTACAATAACTACTGGTATTGATCAAGAATGTCTACGTCAACTGAATCTAATTTAAAAGAGATGATGGCTGGCGATGGTGCTGCATTACAAATGCCACCAGCGTTCGTATTTGTTAATGCTAAATCTGCTCGCAAATATAAAAAAGCGAATCAGGATATGGTAGATGGTCGCACTAAAGGTGCTAAAACTATGCTCTCTCGTATACAAAAGCGTAAGAAAATGAAAGAAGATCTAGAAACAACTATTTCTGAAGCAGCACCTACTGAAACAGAACGTGCTCAAAAGCAGATTGGTCAAATGAAAAAGTTGAAGAGGCAAAAGCAACTTCAAACTAAGAAAGATCAAGCTAAGAAAGGAATGCAGGACAAGTCTAAGGAAATGGATATCCTTATGAAGGCTCGTCTATCTGACTTTAAGAAGAAAGCTTCTAGTCAAACAAAAAAATTACAAAAGAATGAAGTGGAACACACAGGTGATAATATTATGACTGAAAATGCAGCAACACAAGATGCTTTAGATGTAGCATTACAAGTAGCGACATCAGAACTTAATCCTAGAGGAGAAACAGAATTTGCTAAGATTACTTTTGCTGATAAGTCTGAACAGAATTTAGATAATTTCTCTGCTAAGAAGATAGCAGCTGCCTATGCTCAATTGGGTGATGAGCAACAACAGCAGTATAGATTTATGTTGAATAAGGATGCGTCAACCTTCCAGTCTGCTCTGGATTTCGCAATTCGTAATACCTAATGGCCGAGAGTATCAACGCTGCTATAATAGAGCGGCTGGAGAAAGTAGTTGATACTCTCCAAGACAATTCAGTTAAGATGGGAAACCTTCTTGCCGTCCACAACGAGAAGTTGGACAAGCAAGATAGGATTGATGGTGTTCTCTTTGAGAAGATCGAGTCAGTCCATCGTGAAGTAAACCGTCAAGCAATTGATATAAAGAGGGGTTGTGAAAGGGATATACGTAAGGTTGATGACCGCCTTAGAGTCATGGAAAAGAAAATGTGGACTATTTTTGGTGCTCTTTCTATTATATCTTTCATCGTTAGTCCAATCGGACAAAGAATCATTAGACCAGCATTTCAACCGTCACAAGCAGAGTTGACGAGATAGAATTTTTCTAGTATAGTAGTGAGTACTATAAAGGTATTGGATGTCCGTACTAGACGAACAGTACATAACACTAGTATCTCACAGGCTTAACCTCTTTTCAAATAAGAAGAGAGGTCTTTATAATTTTAGGTGTCCTTATTGTGGAGACTCTAAAAAGCATAAGAATAAAGCTAGGGGATACATCTTTCAGATAAAGAATGATTATGTTTACAAGTGTCACAATTGTGGTGTAGGTAGAACACTATCAAATTTTCTGAAGGATCAGGATCCATTACTCCATGACCGATATATCATGGAGAAGTTTCGTAGTGGAGACAAAACTGGGTCACGTACATTCACACCCGAACCAAAATTTAAGTTCAAAAATCCTACTTTCAATACAATTGATTTAGAGAAGATTTCAGAGCTAAATACCTCACATCCAGCAAGAAAATATTTAGAAGATAGGCAGATTAAATGCCTAGATTACTTCTACTATTGTCCTAAGTTTAAAGCTTGGACAAACAAACAGAAGAAGACATATGATACAGCAAGAAAGGATAGTCCGAGAATAATTATACCATTTAAAGACAGTGATGGTAAGCTCTTTGGGTATCAAGGTAGATCGTTAGCCCCTACAGCAAAGATGAGGTATATCACGATCATGCTTGATGAGAGTAGACCTAAGATTTTTGGATTGGATAGGATTAATAAGGATAAACCAGTTTACATTACAGAAGGACCATTCGATGCTACATTTCTTAAAAACTCGGTTGCTATGGCTGGCTCCGATGTTGATCCTAGGACGTATAGTTGGAGCGATTATATTTGGGTTTATGATAATGAACCACGCAACAGAGAAATCGTCAGTAGAATCTCCCGATCCGTGGATAGAGGAGATAAGGTCGTAATATGGCCTAAGAATATACAGGAGAAGGACATCAATGACATGTTCTTAGCTGGACATAATGTACAAACCGTGGTAGAATCAAATGTATACTACGGACTAGAAGCAAACCTTAGACTTAACGATTGGAAAAAAGTATGAGCAACGGAACAGACATTAAAGTACATAAGCGTGATGGTGCTATAGAGGGGTTGAACCTTGAAAAGATTCATAGAGTAGTAGCAGACGCTTGTGAAGGTCTTGGTAGTGGTGTAAGTGCATCACAAATAGAAATGAATTCTGGTCTACAATTCTATGATGGAATAGAGACACAAGATATTCAAGAAATTCTTGTTAGATCTGCGAGTGATCTGATTAGTTTAGAGCAACCCAACTATCAATTTGCTGCTGCTAGATTGCTTCTGTATGGTCTTAGAAAGCAGGTGTTTGGATCACAATGGCCAAAGGGATACCCCCATCTATTTGACCATGCTACAGAGTGTGTAACAAAAGGTGTATATGATGGTAGCATTTTATCTAAATACACCAAAGAAGAGTGGGATAAGATCAACTCTTGGATAGATCATGATCGTGATTTGTTATTCACGTATGCTGGTCTTAGACAAGTTGTAGATAAATATCTTGTACAAGATCGTAGTACTAATGAGGTGTATGAGACACCCCAGTACATGTACATAATGATTGCGACTACTCTCTTTCAAAGTTATCCCACAGAAACGAGACTGGATTATGTCCGAAGATACTACAACGCAATCAGCAGACACTACATCAACATCCCCACCCCAGTCATCGCTGGAGTCAGAACACCTATTCGTCAATTTGCATCTTGTGTTCTGGTTGATATTGATGACACCCTCGATAGCATCTTTAGCAGTGATATGGCTATTGGCAAATATGTCGCACAGAGGGCTGGTATCGGCATTAACGCAGGCAGAATCAGGGGCATCAACAGCAAAATCCGTGGTGGAGAAGTTCAGCACACAGGTGTGGTCCCCTTCCTTAAAAAATTCGAGAGTACTGTTAGATGCTGTACGCAAAACGGCATTAGAGGAGGGTCAGCTACTGTCCACTTTCCTATCTGGCATCAAGAAATCGAAGACATCCTCGTCCTCAAAAACAACAAAGGAACAGAAGACAACAGAGTCAGAAAGTTAGACTACAGCATACAATTATCTAAATTATTCTATGAGCGATTTATCCAAAACGGTACTATTAGCCTATTCAGCCCTCATGATGTCCCTGGGTTGTATGACGCTTTTGGTGGCGATACCTTTGACGAACTCTATACTCGATACGAATCAGACGAATCGATCCCAAGAAGTACCATTGATGCTCAAGAGTTAATTCTTGACCTCTTGAAAGAAAGAGCAGAGACTGGTCGTATTTACATCATGAATATTGACCATTGCAACACCCATTCATCCTTTAAGGATAAAGTATACATGAGTAATCTCTGTCAGGAGATCACTTTACCTACTGATCCTATTCAACATATCGATGGTGGTGGTGAGATAGCATTGTGTATTCTGTCTGCTGTTAATGTAGGTAAACTACGTAACCTGGATGAGATGGAAGAACTATGTGACCTATCTGTGAGAGCTTTAGAGGAGTTAATTGATTATCAGAAGTATCCAGTAGAAGCAGCACGTAAGAGTACCCTTGCAAGACGTTCTCTTGGTATAGGATACATTGGTTTAGCACATTATCTTGCTAAGAATGGTGTTAAGTATGAAGATCCAGAAGCATGGAAGTTAGTTCATGACTTGACTGAAGCATTCCAATACAATCTACTCAAAGCATCTAATAAGATTGCTGAAGAAAAAGGATCTTGTGATGGATTCAGTCAAACAAAGTATTTTGATGGTTATCTACCCATAGATACTTACAAGAAAGATGTAGATGAAATTGTACCCAACAAACTCAACTATGACTGGGAAGAACTTAGAGAGTCTATCAGAATTCACGGACTCAGACATAGCACTCTATCGGCACAGATGCCTTCAGAGTCCTCATCGGTTGTCTCTAATGCTACAAATGGTATTGAACCACCCAGAGATTATATCTCAACGAAGAAGTCTAAGAAGGGACCTCTCAAGCAGATCGTACCTAACATTGCCACCCTTAAGAATAATTACACGCTCTTGTGGGATATGCCTTCTAATGCTGGTTATGTTAATATAGTAGCAGTGATGCAGAAGTTTTTTGACCAAGCAATCAGTGGTAACTGGAGTTATAATCCACAACAATTTGAGAACAATGAGGTTCCTACTTCAGTGATGGCTCAAGATTTGTTAACCACTTACAAATATGGTTGGAAGACATCTTATTACCAGAATACATATGATAGTAAGACAGATGAGGTTGATCTAGATTCAAATAAAGAATCAGTTCAAAATCTTCTAGAAGACATATTTGCTACCGAGGAGGAAGACTGTGATAGCTGCAAAATCTGATGAAATCAGTGGTATGACTGTCTTCAATACACAGAAGGTTGATACCACCAAAGGACAAATGTTCTTCGGTCCTCCATTAGGAGTCCAGCGATACGATAAGTTTAAGTATCCTATTTTTGATAAGTTAACACAGACACAGTTAGGTTTCTTTTGGAGACCAGAAGAAGTATCTTTACAGAAAGACAGAGCAGATTATCAGACGTTAAATGCAGCACAAAAACACATATTTACAGCCAACCTTAAGTACCAGATCCTCTTGGACAGTGTACAAGGTCGTGCACCTGGTATGGCTTTCATGCCTTACTGTTCACTACCTGAGCTTGAAGGTTGTATGAATATATGGCAGACTATGGAGATGATTCATAGTAGGTCATACACTCACATCATTAAGAATGTATACCCTGACCCATCAGAAGTCTTTGATACTATACTAGATGATGAAAAGATACTAGCACGTGCTCAGTCAGTTACTAAAGCATATGATGAGTTCATTAATTATGCACAGGAATATGGTCAAAGTAACAGTTGGAAATCTGATATGAAGGATCATCCTAACTCAGAGTGGACACGTAAAGATTTAAAACGACATTTATATAGAGCAATTGCTAATGTATACATTCTTGAAGGTATTCGCTTTTATGTCTCTTTCGCTTGTTCCTTTGCATTTGGTGAGCTTAAGTTACTCGAAGGGTCAGCAAAAATTATCTCCCTTATTGCTAGAGATGAATCACAACACATGGGAGTCACGAATAACATCCTTAATAAATGGAACGAAGGAGACGACCCTGAAATGATTGATATAGCAAAGGAAGAAGAGGAGAATGTATATCAGATGTTTAGAGATTGTGTATCAGAAGAGATAGAGTGGGCAGAGTATTTGTTTAAGGATGGTAGCATAATTGGACTTAATGATGTATTATTACAGAAGTATGTTGAATGGACTGCTAACCGTAGGTTAAAATCAATGGGATTGAAACCTATATACGATACACCGCTAGCCAATAATCCACTACCTTGGACTGCACACTGGTTATCTTCTAAAGGATTACAAGTAGCACCACAAGAAACAGAGGTTGAGAGCTACATGATAGGCAGTATTAAACAAGATGTTAAGAAAGATACTTTCGCTGATTTCAAATTATGACCGACACACCTACACCACGAGACGAGTCGTGGAGAGAAGAATACCTAGGTATGAAAGTTCACGGCAAATTAAACAGAGAATTGCTGATGAATGGACCGAAGAGTCTATCCCAGAGTTGGTTGATGCAAGCGATGCACAACGACTGGAAGAAGAAGAAAGGTATCAAAGACCCAGAACCACCCGACTGCCAGTCGAGCCTCCAAGAGTTCTTCCAGAGGAACAAAGACCAAGGAATTTAATACCCGATCCGTGGGAAAATTATTATTATGACGATCAAACTGAGAAAAGAGAGGGTTGAAAACCTCAATAATTATGGCGAAAAATACGACTTAATATACATCGACCCTCCCTTCGGTCTCGATAGGGAGTTCTTCATGTTTGAAGAGAACAAGAAGGTCTCCTTTGATGATAAATGGGAGTCAACTGATGCCTATATTGAGTGGTATGCTACTGTAATACAGGATTGTTATGCAGCACTGAAACCAAATGGTTGGTTGTACTGTCACAATAATTTTGATAGTAATGCACTGGTACTAGGTGACCTTACTAAAGAGATTAGAGGTAAGTTTTACACCAATATATCATGGAAGAGGTCAGGTCCAAAGAATAATATCAAGAAGGGATGGGGAAACATCGTTGATTCTATCATGACTTTCCGTAAAGGTGACCCATATTTTGATGTTCAGTACCAACCATTAGATCCTACCTATGAAGCCAACTCATTCAAGAATAAGGATGAGAAAGGGTTCTATGCATTAGGTAAATTGACTGGTGAGAAGTCAAGACCAGGTCATAAGTATCAGTACAAGATGTATGATCCTGAGTATGGATGGAGATTTGACTTTGAGAAGACTAAAGAGCTTGATGCTCAAGGTCTGATTCATTATGGTAATAACCTACCATACAAAAAGATTTATCTATCTGAGTCTAAAGGGTCTCCCATTCAGAATTTCTGGGATGATATACATTTCATCTCTAGATCAGAGAAGAATAAGCGTAGGTATCCTACCCAGAAACCCGTAAAGTTATTGGAGAGGATTATCAAGTCATCATGTCCTAAAGATGGGACAGTTTTTGACCCCTTCTGTGGGTCTGGAACCACTGCTGTAGCAGCATTCAATCTTGATAGAGATTGTACTGTATGTGATGTTAGTGATGAAGCTTTAAAAATAGCACAAGCCGCACTAGTCGAGTGTGGTGCTCACACAGAGGAAAGATTAATAGGATAAATATGGCTAGAGGTATAAAAATTATGAAATGGCTGAGGAGGGAGTTTATGAAAACCCCTGGTTATATGAAGGTGAACCTTTCATTACTGACCATATTGGCGACCAGTTCGGTTTTGTCTACAGGATTACTAATTTGCAATCGGGTAGGCAATACATCGGAAGAAAATATTTCTGGTCAAAGCGTAAACCTAGAGGTGGTAAGAGAAGGGTTACGTCTGAGAGTGACTGGAAAAAATACTACGGAAGCTCTGACGAACTTAAGGCAGATAGAAAATTACTTGGGAACACCAACTTCAAGAGAGAAATCTTATCAACCCATACCACCAAAGGCAAGGTAAATTATGAGGAAACAAAACAATTGTTTCTTAATAATGTCTTGCAAGAGACCTTGGATGATGGAACACCAGCATATTATAACAGTAACATATTAGGACGCTACTACAGAAAAGATTATGCCTAAAATTGATGCACGAATTATAAAAAAACAGACTCCAATCTTTGTTACTACAGTTGATGGTTATGAATCAATCAATTCTCATGTGAAGAAGTACATTCTAGAACTGAAAAAGCAAAACCCTGAAGGGATTGAGAGTAATGTTAGAGCATGGAGAAGTCATTGGTTTACTCATAAGTTAACAGACGTATTTAATCCTCTGGTAGACATAATGACTTCATGTTGTAATTATGTTAGTAAGGAGTATTATAATGATGGTCATGCTGAGTTTGAACCCTTTAATTTTTGGGTGATGGATTATGAAGATGGTGATGAGACTCTACATCACAATCATTTTCCCTCTCATTTCTCGGCTGTTTATTATGTTGATGTTGAAGAAGGATGTGCACCTTTAATCATTGAAGGTGAGAGTATACAACCTGAGAATGGTATGTTAGTTGTATTTCCTGGACATCTAGATCACGAAGTACCAAAAACTAAGGGTAGAAGGATGGCTGCTTCTGGTAATTTTCATCTAAAACCAATTGATATATACGAAAAACCTCCAGATGATGAGGTGGATAAGTTTAAAGACGAAGGTTTTAGACGAAAAATAGCTGCAGCTAATAGTGAGGATTACTATACTAAACAACTTAAAAACAAAAAACCCATAGGATTTAAGTCATGATTAACCTTGATGAAAAGTTCCATAACTATCTAGAAAATGGAGGTAAAACCTTTAGAATTGATGGTGTTAATGAGACCCTTAAGGGTTACGGATACCATTGTGATGGAAACGACATAGTGGGTTACTACGTAACGACAACTAACTATAAATTGTACTATAATCTGAATGAACAGTTCCTACGAATGGAATCTTTAAACGAACAATGAAATTATTTTTAGATACAGCGATAACGGATGAAGTCCGTAAACATTTTAAGACTGGTTTGATTGATGGTTTAACTACTAACCCGTCTTTAATCAGAAAGAGTGGTAGAAACCACGAAGAAGTCTATCAAGAGATCAAAGAGATTGGTGTTACAGACATCAGTATGGAGGTCATTGGTAGTAAAGAGAACATGATCTCTGAGGGTAAGAGACTAGCAAAGAAATTCCCTAAGTGTGCTACTATTAAAGTACCTTGTACACCTGATGGATTGATGGCTTGTAAGGAACTTTCTGAGAATAATATACGAGTCAATGTTACTCTTATTTTCTCACCTTCACAGGCAATTCTTGCTGCTAAAGCAGGTGCTGCATACGTTTCACCATTTGTAGGTCGTGTTGATGATAATTCATTCGGTGGATTGTGTCTTATTAAGGACATTGCTAACGTATTTGAGAAGCAATCATGGGATTCTACACAAATATTAGCCGCATCTATTAGAGGTGTGAGAGATGTAGGTAGAGCATTTGAATATGGTGCTGATATCTGTACTATACCAGTGAAAGTCTTTGAAGGAATGTACAATCATATCCTTACAGATAAGGGGTTGGACATCTTTGATAAGGATTATGCTGCTTCAATTGAAGGTCAAGCTATACTAAATAGTCCGTAATAAAGACCAACTAAGAATGATCTTTACCATATATTCCAAGCCTGGATGTCCATACTGTGATAAATTTAAGGCAGTGTGTGAGCTTTCAGACCTAGAACATGTTATGTATGAGTTAGACACTGACTTTACATCAAAACAATTCTATGAGACATTTGGAGAAGGTGCTACCTTCCCACAAGTACAGTTAGACACAAGTGGAGAGAGATTACATCTTGGTGGATGTAAAGACTCCATTACATACATGAAAAACAATGAGATTTGTTGCTTGGTATGATTGAAATTACGCATGAAGAATTTGAAAACGGATACGAAGAGTACTTAACAAAAATCGAAAAGGGAGAACAGTTTCTAATCAGACTACCTAGTGGTCGTGCTGTTGCTGCTGTCCCTCAAGATGCTGTTGGGAGCTCTCAGTACATACATCCTTGGTATGATTATCATGAATCTGTGGAAGAACTACAAGAAAACGCTGGATGATATATTCCCTGAGTTCAAGTTTGAATCTCGGTGGTGTAACTGGTGCAATAAGAATGATCTGAACATGACGGCAGACATTTATACTGCCCCACATTTCATTAAATCAAGACAGGTTAACATCTGTAATGATAAGACTGATATCTATAACAATGTAATATACCCTAAGACAGGTGCTAAGGTTCCTTGTGGATTACTCCCCTGTTTTGGTATGGATCTCATGGGTTTCAGTGAGAAGAAAGTAATCATTGTATTCGATTTTCAACATCCAATAGAAAAGTTCCTGTTCTCTGTGGACTGGTTACCTAAAGCTACGAAATCATATCGTTTCTTTGAGATGGGTAATCATTTTTCAGAGAATATTTTTGTGCGTTATTGTACATTTGATGAGGTTGATGATTATTTGCCTGAGTTTAGACAGTACCTTGAAACATACCGTGATATGATTGATGATTCAAAACCTGTAGGAATTGAAATAGATTCTTATAAGGACTTCGATACATACATGAAGAGATTAGATCCTATATTAGGATACCTTACTGGTAATTTTGGTAAGGAGAATGCTAATAGAATGATGGATGAGTTCTTTTTCCCTTACGCAGAATGAGAAAGGAAACAGCAGGTGAAGTCATAGGTAATCCACTATGGTTCACTCCAGTGATGTTACTAGCAATACTATTACTGATAGAGGGTCTTCATACCTCTGCTCACTTACATCAAGAGTTAGATGTACATGGTATCTGTAGGCAGAATAAGGAGTATATTGAGAGCAAGGAGGACAGTTATTAAACTGACACACTAGTGGACACATTGCCCATTTATATGCTATTATATGAATGTTGAGGGATAACGGTTCTCTAGCCCCATTTCTGGGGGTTCAGGTGTAAGCGATTCCCTAGAGGTAAATTTGGGCATATAGGTGAAACCTTGCAGATGCCCCGTTCTCTCAACACTCCTTTATTATACAGACCCGTGTTCATTTACAAGCTTTTAGAGTTGGCTGAAGCAGCAATGATTGCCTCAACACTCTCTGTGGGTTTGGTGGCTACTGGTACTGCTGCTATTAAGGGCACAGAACCACCAGACTTTAGTACATTTGTGGTTGCAATTCAACCACCATATGAGTCTGATGATAAGAGAATATATCCTGAGATCTTAGATGAAAAAACTGATACGGAAATACCTAACATTAGTTAATAAGATAGAAGAGAGGCACTATTGGCCTCTCTTTATCTTTCTTTCCTTGTACTTTGTAGTACCATACAGTGAGTTTGTAATCACTGCTCTGATTATATACTACTTTAGAGGAGGAGAGAAGCTTGTAAAGAGAGTGATAAAGTCTATCACTTCAAGACTTCCTGAGTGGGTGACCGTAGGTGGGTCTGTTATCTTCTTCCTTGTGATGCTAGATGATACACTCATGTACTTGTCTGTACTTGCTATTGCATACTACAGCAATAAGAAAGCAAAGGAAATAGCTTCAAAGGATGAAGCGTTGCAAGACAAATAACTCTGTGCTATAATACATACCATAACCAAAGATACTATACTATGTCCTGTTCAAAGATTCGCAAGCACCTAGAAGCTGCAGAAGGAGAGGTTCGTCAAGCACTTACTGCTTCGTTAGAAAATAAGCATGAAGAAAACCTTACACTGCTTGTTGATACACTTAATAATATTAAGGAGTTGCTAGTTACTACACCTATTCGTGGTGTGGATAATGTAACTGAGCACTACAGAAAGAATGCAGAGCACAACTTTACTATACCAGATCCTGATGGCGGTGTTAATACAGTTGATGGTTATAAGTTTAACTTAGAGTCTGATATAGATTTAAACACTGGTGGGTATAAGGTTCCAGCAGATATATTACAGTTCCCTACAACTATACCAGGTGCTGATATTAAGCTTGATAGCACAAGTGATAATATAACTTTCACTGGTGGTGATTTTAGTGCATGTAATAATGCATCATGGGATTATAATCTAAGTGGGGTTACTGTAGGAGACATTGATCTTAGTGGTAACTTAGACTTTACTACCAATGATATACATTACACTGATAATGTTGTTAGTCTAGGTGATACCAGAGTCGGTAAAGACTTAGATAAGTTAGATGATGTTGTTGATAAAGATAAACATGCACAAGATCTTAATGATCGAGACGGTGAATAATAAACAACCCCCCTTCGAGGGGGTTTTTTAATGTCTAAATACATAAGATAGTACTATGGCTACGGTATGTCTAGAGCAAGAGTTGACCAAATAGTCAATCAGTTAGGAACTGGATCGGTTGAATTCCCAGAGGGTTTACAAGTTTCTGCTGGAAAAACATTAAAGATTGGTGGACCTGTAGAAGCTTATGGAGGAACTACAGGAACTGCTGGTCAAATTTTAAAAGCTGGGAACAACTCAGAACTGGTATGGGGTGATAGTGATAGCGTAACTCTTGCTGCTGGTGATGGACCTAATGCAAATCAAAAGGTTATTAACCTTACACAAAGTGGTACTGCTGGACAGCAACAGATAGTATTCAGAGCTGGTAGTAATGTAACTCTTACTCGTAGTGTTAATGAAATTATAATTGACTCATCATTTGTTAATGATAACACCGTTACTAGACTACAGGCTAGTGGCGGTACTTTAGTATCTGGTGATATAGTTTTCACAGGAGTTGATGCTACAACAGTAGCACAGACTGGTCAAACAATTCAGATAGGATCTACTGATACAACATACACTGCTGGAACAGGTATAACTCTTACTGATCTACAGTTTTCTATAGCACAGGAAATAGAAACTACATCTACACCTACCTTTGCTTCTCTAACATTAACAGGTAACATTGGTGCAGTAGATGGAAACTTTAGTGGTGATGTTTCAGGTACTTGGACTGGTGGTACTATACCTATTGATAAGGGTGGTACTGGTAACACCACAGCATCAGCAGCATTCTTAGGACTTGCTCCTTCCGTTGGTGCTCATACTAATAGATTTTTGAAGACAGATGGTAGTAGTATATTCTGGTCAGATCTACCTGCGAGTGGTGGATTTACTCCAAAGACATATGACTTAACTGGTGAAGCTGGTGGATCATCAAACACCGCTAAGATAAGACTGACTGATAATGATGGTTTAACTGATGATGTAACTCTTGTTGGGCAGAATGATATTACAATCACACGTTCTGGTAACACTATAAATTTTGGTTCTAGTTTTACTGATAATAATGATAACGATTATGTAGATACTGCTACTCTTACTGGTACAAATTTAGTTTTAGGTAGAACAGGAGCACTAGCAGATCTCACAGTTGATCTATCATCATTAGGTGGTGGAGGTGGTGGTGGAAGTGATACTGATAGTACCTATGATTTGGATACACAGGCTACCTCTGGTGGTGTTGCTATTAGATTAGTACCTGGTGGTGATGCTCTTGGTGATCCTATTGATGAAGCAAAAATAATTGGTGGTGCTAACGCAACGGTTACTAGAGAAGCTAATGGTAATATTACTATAGCTGCTACTGATACAGACACTGATACTATCACAAGGTTGAGGATAACTGGACCAGGAACTACTGGAGGAGCATATGCTTCTGGTGATATATCATTGCAAGCTAGTGGATCAGTTAGCATGGTTCAGTCTGGTAATACTATTGCTATCACTGCTGATAATAGTAACAGTTATGTTGATAACGCATACTATAATGCTATAACTGGAGGATTAACTATAGAGAGAACTGATTCGTTACAGGATATTAATGTTCCTGTATCTAATCTACAAGCGTATCTTGATACTAGGTACGTTACATCAGGTGGTCTTGCAGATGCTAAGATAACTTCTGCAACCTTTAGTTCTAATACTGGTAACCTTACTCTTACTCCTAATGATGGAACTGGATCTATAGTAGTCAACCTTGACGGACGTTATGTAACAAGTACAGGTGATAATAATTATGTTACTAGTGGTTCATGGCCAGCTGCTTCTAGTAATCCACCAGGATTCCATGTATCAAGACCAATATTGAGATTAGGTAGGAACGATGGTGTCAATGTAGATATTGAAACAGAAGACTTATATGATTATCTTGATGGATTATATGCACCAATTACTGCTAGTGATACTAAAGTAGATAATTTCTCCTTCACTGATGGTAATTTATATCTTTCTGTTAGTGATGGAACTAACTACACATACAATCTTGATAACAGATATACAACACATCAAGATTACATAGATACTGCTACTTTTAATACTACTGATGGTGTACTTACATTAACACAGCAGACAGAAGGTGGTCTTGGTGGTACAACAAGACCAGATATTACTGTTGATTTGGATGGTAGATATAAACTTGCTACTGCTCAAGACGTATCAATTAGTTCACTGTCTTGGGATGGAAGTGCTGGTACTATCAAAGCTATTAAGAGTGATAGTACTCAAACTGCAAACTGTAATATTGATGGTAGGTATGTTGATACAGTAAGCTTTAGTGGTGGTGTATTTACTTTCGGTAGAAACAATGGAACTACTACAACAGTAAATCTTCCTGAAGGTAGGGTTGATATTCCTACTGGTACTTCTATGTTATTCGCACAGGCTTCAGCACCTGTTGGTTGGGTTAAGTCTACATCGCATAACAATAAAGCACTTAGACTTGTAAATGGTGCTGGTGGTGGTAGTGGTGGACAGATGGATTTCACTACTGCATTCTCATCTAATATATCTACAGGAGGTAGTATTGATTCTTCAGGTTTAGGTATTAATGGTAGTGTAACATCAGGATGGGGTTCTGGAAGTCTTGATTCGGATGGACTCGGTATAAGTGGTTCTCCTGATGGAGGTTATGGATCTGGTGGTGGTATTAATACTTCTGGTCTTAATATTTCTGGTAATCCAGACGTTAACATGGGCAACATCTCATTCAACTCTGGAAACATGAAAGCATATCCAGGTAACCTGTATGCTAGAGCTCATTCTACTAGCATAAGTCAGATGCCTTATCACGGACACAACTATATTGAAGGAAGACATGAAAGGAGAGGAAACGCTACCGATGATGGTAGAGCACATGTTCTATCCTATCATGTAATGGTTCAAACTGGTGGTACTGGATCTGGTAGTGCTCATGGACACTACATAGATGGATATGGTAACGTCTCTGGTAATCCAGGATATAGTGGATCTCTTAGTGCAAGTTCTGGTGATCTTGGTATAGGTGGTAGTGCAAATGTAAACTTCCCTTCTATATCAATTGGTGCAGGTGACTTAGGTATAAGTGGATCTGTAACTGATAATCGTGCTATTACCTCATCATTTAATGGTAGTATTAATGGTAATGTTGGATTTACTGCTGGTAATATTGCCTTGAATGTTTCTTATGTTGATGTTATAATATGTACGAGGACATAACTTAATATGAAATTAGAATCTGGTGATTACTGCCCACTAATCGGTGGTCCTTGTAAGAAATGGGAATGTAAGTGGTTCATACAGTTGAGGGGTACTCATCCTCAGACAGGTGAAGAACTTGATGAATGGGATTGTTCTATTAGTATGTTACCTATGCTTATCATTGAAGCATCCAGTCAAGCAAGACAGGCTGGTGCTGCTGTAGAGAGCTTTAGGAATGTTAGTTATGAACAGACACAGGAACTGACTAAGGTCATGATACAAGCACAAGAAATTGTACCTGCTATCTTATCAGAAACTCTAAATAATAAAGGTATCATTGAAAGCGGTAAATGAAATTCTCTATTATAGTTGGTCAAGACATTACTGATGGAACAGTCAGTTGTGATGGTAAGACATATGGTGAGAGAGATTTTACCAGCAATGCACCAACAGATAAGTGGGAGCATGTTTGGGCTATACATTACGACTCTGTTAATAATGTTAATTTTATTGAGTGGAAGCAATCTAAACCTGAAGGTAGAGAAGCTTCTACTGAGATGTCTGATGAATTGAGAGACTATTACAATGCATGGGCTCGTGCTGAGTGTGAAAAGATAGAAACAGAAATAGCAGCAGCAACACAAGCACAGCAGGATAAAGAAGATAGCGAATACTTAACTGAATGGGATAACTGGGGAACTATTGCTGAAAGAAAACAAGCTAGAAGTATGAGAGATGATTTGTTGGAAGTAACAGACCATCATGAATATATTACAAGCCTTAAAAATGATGAGTGGGATACTTTTAGACAGTGGGTTAGAGATTTACCAGCAACATTCGCTTCACCATTAGATATTACATTTGAAAACCTACCGTCAGGATACAATACAAATGTGTTTGGATGCTATGAATCATTCAAATCTGCGGTTCAAAAGGGAAAAGATATAAAGGCACGATTCTCTGGTTGATAAATACCTTTGATGCTGTGATAAGGCGGTAAATAATGTCCAGAATTAGAGTAAACGAACTCATCAATCAAGGTGGTAGTGGTCCTACCCTTGCAGTCGAAGGTCTTAAGATACCTAGCACTAAAAATTTAGAAATTGATGGTTCTATTATTCTTAATAGTAACCCAGGATTATCAGGCCAAGTTTTAGGAAGAGGTTCTACAGGACTAGAGTGGTTCAGTATTTCCACAACAGATAGTAACACAACTTACGTAGTGTCTGCTGTTGATGGAGTTAATCCAGTAACAGATAAAGTAATTAAATTAACTGCAGGTGGATCAGGTGGATCAAACTCTGAAGTAGTTCTTGTTGCAGGTTCAAACATAGCTTTATCCAGAGATGGATCTAGGATTACCATTGATGGCAATTTCACAGATACTGATACAGTAACGAAGATAGGTGCTAATGGTACAGGTTATACTGATGGAGATGTATCTATTATTGGTAGCGGTGCTACTAATATTACTCAAAGCGGTAGAACGATCACCGTAAATTCAACTGATACAAACACAACATATACAGGAGCTAATGGTGTAACCATTAATTCTGAAAATCAGATTCAGATTGGACAGCCAGTAGGAACAACTGACTCTGTAACATTTAACTCTCTTGTAATATCAGGTAATCTTACAGTACAGGGAACGACAACGTACTCTAATGTTACCACTGTTACTACAACAGATAAGTTCATATTTTTAAATGATGTCCTCGCCCCTTCAGATAGTATAGCTGATGGTGGTGGTATAAAATTAAAAGGAACTACCGAGCACACTATTCTCTGGGATAATAGTGAGGATGCTTGGAAGTCCTCAGAGAACTGGGATCTATCTATAGGTAAGGAATATAAGATCAATGGAATCAGTGTAATAGATTCTACTGGTCTTGGTAATACTGTAGTAAATTCTAGTCTTACTGGTGTTGGTGCATTAACAACTGGTATTTGGAATGCTAATACTATAGGTATAGCATATGGTGGTACTGGTGCTACCACAGCGTCAGCAGCAATCACGGCATTGTTACCTGCTCAAGCAGGTAATTCTGGTAGATATCTTACAACAGATGGTAACACATCTAGTTGGGGTCAGATACCCTCACTGTATGCAGGATGGGCAATAGCAGATGCTACTGTAAATGTTACTATTGCTAGTAATGATATTCTACAAGTAGTAGGTACTGGTGCTACTACAGTTAACCTTGATAATACCAATAAGAAATTAACTGTTGACTCTGCAGATACTTTATACTATCTGACTGTAGAGAATGATACACAAGCTAGCACAAAGATTGTTCGTTTAACTGATAGTAATTCTAATGCAGAGGAGTTTAAATTAACTGCTGGTACTGGTGTTACTCTTACTAGAGGTGGTGCAAATAACAATGAGTTAACTTTCTCTGTTGCACAAGACTTAAGTGCTGCTGCAACTCCTACATTTGCTGGTCTTAATGTAACTGGTACATTAGATGCTAATGCATACACTGGTAATGCAGATCAGTTATCAGGATTAACAGGAGCAACTTCGGGAACTTATGGTAGTGCTAATACTATACCTATTATTACTGTAAGTCCAACAGGAAGAATAACAAATATTGCTACTACTTCTGTCTCTGGAGGAGGTGGAGGTGGTACTCCTAATGCTGGTGGAGTAACAGGATCAATACAGTATAATTCTGGTGGTGGTTTTGCTGGAACTACCAAATTATTATGGGAACCTGGTGGTGGTGAGCTTAGAGTAGATGGTTATATTAATACAGATAATATTGTATCTGCTGCTGGTAATATAACTTCTCTTAACATAATAGATTCACTTAAGTTACCTAGTAAGACAACCAGTGAAAGAGATGCATTGAATGTACTCAATGGTACTTTGGTCTATAACAATAGTTTAAACCAAGTTGAGATGTATCAGGATGGAACTTGGATTCAACTAGGACAGCAAGTAAGTCAAGCAAGTATAGGTGATCTTAGTGATGTAGATACAGAAACACTTACGGTAGGACATATACTTAAGTGGGATGGTACTAAATGGTCAGCAGTAGCTGATCATGGTGAAGGTGGTGGAGGTGGAGGTGGTAATGCAGACTTATCTCAACTCTCTGTATACACTTTAAATCCTTCAGGTGGTGGTGGATTAACATACAGTCCTTCTAATGGTATATTCACATATGCACCACCAGATCTTAGTGTTTACCTAACATCATATGAGGAGACTGATCCAGTCTTTGTTGCTTCTGCTGCATATAATATAACTAATGTTCAAACTGCTAACTGGAGTGCTGCATATCAATGGGGTAATCATGCTAACCAAGGATATCTAACAAATATTTTAAGTGAGAATCTTTCTGATCTGTTTGATGTATCTAATGCTGTACCTTCAGATGGACAGGTTCTTAAGTGGAGTTCAGCACAGAATAAATGGGCTCCTGGATCTGATCTATCAGGTGGTGGTGGAATTGTAGGTGGATTGACTGCCTTCTCTGTATCTACAGGATCACCTGCTTCAGGTGGTGGTAGTTTATCTTATGATAATAATGGTACGTTTACTTTCACACCTGCTGATGTATTTAATGGAGACTATAACAGTTTAACTAACACACCATCATTGTTTGATGGTACATGGAATTCTCTAACTGGTAAGCCTGCTGTACCATCTACATTAGGTACTATAACAAATGTATCTACTTCAGTTGATAGTGCTGCTGATGGTAAGGTATTAGCATGGAGTGATAATGATGGACTATGGGTTCCAACTACTATGGCTGCTGCGTCAGGTAGTGATAACTTAGATGATGTAACAGATAGAGGTAATCAGACTACTAATACTCTTGTTGTTGGTGGTGTTGATGTATCTAATGATGGTACATTGAATGGTGCTTTATCACTTATTGATACTGGATCTCACTCGGAGATTAGATTCAGAGCAAATAGTGATACCAGTGTACAGGGAACTATCAAGGGTGAAGAAAGTGATATGTTCATCACCACTGCTAATGGATACGTTAGCATCAATACTTACGCTAGGATATATTCTAATGGTAATGTAGAATTTAATAATGGTAATAATGGTACGTTTAAGGTTAGTGGTTTAACCTACCCTGCGGCTGACGGGAATCCAGGACAGGTCATGACCACAAATGGGTCGGGTGTTATTAGTTTCACCAACCTTGCTTCAGCTCCAACATCATCAGACATACATGATGTTAGTACTAATGGTTCTACTACCAGTAATGTTATTACTGTTGGTGGGTTAGATCTTACAGGTGTGAATCATAAGTTAAGGTTCGGTCCTTCTCAGACCTTACAGATCTATCATGATACTACAGTAGATCAGATAGTAGGTAACACAGTTGATCTATCATTGAGGACTGTTAACTCTGATCTATTGATAGGTTCTACTGGTGGTATAACAAAGATTACTAATGGTGGTGGTGCTAGTGGAGATCTATTAGCACAGTTTGTTAATGGTGGTACAGTTGAGCTCTACCATAATGGAACAAAGCGTTTGGAAACCACTGCGACTGGAGTGACGATTTCGAGTGCTCTAGATGTTGGTTCTTTAACCATTGGTGGACAAGGATTTAGGACAAGAGATCTTGCTGATGTATCTACTGCTGCTCCTTCACAAGGTCAGATACTGAAGTGGAATGCAAACACAAATCTATATGAACCAGCGTCTGACCTTACTTCTAGTGGTGGAGGTGGTATAAACCTAACAGATCTATCTGTTAGTACCGTAACAGCAAATGGAGGTGGTGGGTTATCATATAATGCTAACACTGGTGTATTTGAATTTACTCCTGCTGTTGTTTCTGCTGCAGACACTCTTGATAATGTTGCTCAAAGAGGTAACACTACTACAACTTCTATCACTGCTCATGGTATTTCTAGTACCAATGATATTACTGTAGGTGATAGTATCTACCTTAAGATGGGTTCTTCACAGGATTTACAGATCAATCATAGTGGATCTGCTAATATCATTAGTAGTCCAGGTGGACATCCATTAAGAATTACTGAGAGTGGTGGTAACAGAGCAATTTTCAATGAGTCAGGTTCAGTTGAGTTGTTCTGGAATAAAGTCAAGAAATTTGAGACTAGTTCATCTGGAATTACAATTAGTGGTGAGATTACTACTACTGGTGGAAACTCAACTAATTGGAATACAGCACATGGATGGGGTAACCATGCTAGTGCTGGATATTTAACTGGTTTGAGTGCTAGTTCCCTTAATGATCTATCAGATGTTTCAACAGCATCACCTGGTGCTGGTCAGATATTACAGTACAATAGTGCTACATTGAAATGGGAAGCAGCAGATCAGGTGATACCACCTAGCGGTGTTGAGAAGGGTATGATTATAATCTGGTCTGGATCGATCAGTAACATACCAGATGGTTGGGCATTGTGTGATGGTTCTGTAGTTAATGGAGAACAGACTCCTGATCTAAGAGATAGGTTTGTTGTTGGTGCTTCCATAGGAACTGGTAATGTAGGTGAAACATATTCTGTTGGTGATAGTGGTGGTAATGATTTAATAACTCTCACTGAGACTCAGTTACCTTCTCATGCTCATGGGTTGAATGATCCTGGACATTCACACACTGCAACTGGACAACATGGACATAGTGTTACTGATAGTGGACATAATCATGACGTAAGTGATAATGGTCACTCTCATAGTTGGAGTGGTAGTGGATCATCAAGTTCACATAGTCACAACTTCAGTACTGGATCTAGTCAGGGTTCTCACTCTCACTCTATGAGTGGTAGTGTTAGTGGAAACACAGGTAGTGGTGGAAATCATGGTCATAGTGTAAGTGATCCTGGACACCAACATACAACTGCTATACCTTCTGGAAGTACAGGTGTTGATACTGATAGTCATGGAGCTGATACTACTGTTGTTTCTGGTTCTTCTATAAATTCATCGTGGGCTTCTAATACTGGTATAAGTATTAGTTCTGGTGGTGGCCACAGTCACAGTTTCTATGGAAATGTTGGTGGTAACACAGGTAGTGCTGGTGGACATACTCATAGTGGTACTACAGGTAGTGCAAGTCCATCTGTTTCTGTATCAGGATCTGTTGGTAGTTCCAACTCTAGTTTAACTGTAGACAGTGGTGTAGCTGCTATCTCTATAGATTCCACAAACTTAAGTCTTGGTTGTGATACTCAAACTACTGGTGCTACTGTTCTAAGTACAGGTGGTGCTGGAAACATAGACATTAGACCAAAATATTATGCTCTCTGCTACATCATGAAGGTCTCCAGTGGTTCTGGTAGTGGTGGTAGTGGTGGTGGTGCTAATGTATCTACTGATGATACTGCTCCAGCAACAGCAACTGATGGAGATTTATGGTGGGATTCAACTGATGGTACACTCAAGATCTACTACCAAGATCCTGATTCATCACAGTGGGTCTCTGCAACACCACCATTATCTCAAGAGGATTATATTAAATTAAGTGATTTGAAGACTGTCGTTGCAGCATCTAGTGATTTCGCTGATTTCCAAACAAGAATAGCAGCCCTATAGGATAAATAAACTGGAAGGAGTAATCTAAGCATGGCCATAAATTTTCCCTCAACCGCAGGGCAACTAACTGATGGTAGTTTCACCTATACTACAGGTGGGAGGACTTGGGCGTGGGATGGTGTTACTTGGGAAGCTGTTGGTATTGATAGTACAGGTACTGATGACCTAGCAGTTGTAACTAATAGGGGTGCTACTACTAATGTACAACTTAGTCTTGATGCTGGATTTATAAGTGGTGGTACTTCAACATTCACTGGTCTTACTAGTAATGTACAGTGGTCTAGGACTGATAACGCACTGAAATGGGATGATGGATCAGCAGCATTATTTGGTGCTAGTGATGATTTAGCAATCTCTCACACTACTGCTGAAGGTAATAGGATAGTTGCTCTTGGTGGTTTAGAGATTAATAGTGATGCTATTGCTTTAAAGAATCAAGCAAGCAATGCTACATTAATTGAAGCATCTTCTGGTACAGGTGGTGAAGTAAAACTATATCAGAATAATGTAGCTAAGGTTACTGTAACAAATTTAAAAACCACTATAGCAAATACTTTAGAAGCTTCTGGTTTAACTTATCCTTCAAGTGATGGTCTGGCTGGACAAGCTATACTTACTGATGGTTCGGGTGGTCTTAGTTTCGGATCTGTTTCTGCTTCAGAGACACTTGATAGTGTAGCTGATAGAGGAAGTAGTACCGATCAAACACTATCAATTGGTGGTCTTATATTAAGTGATACAGATTCGATAGTTTTTGGTACAGGATCTGATCTAACTATCGTTCATACAGGTAGTAAGAGTCAGATAAGACATTCTAATGCTGGTAATCCACTATCAATTGAGAGTGCATATGATGTTAATTTATTAAAGAATGGAACCAGTGACCTTCTTGCTAAGTTTGTTCCTGATGGAGAGGTTAAGTTATATCATTCTGCAGCAGAGAAATTAGCTACTACGGCGACAGGAATTACAGTTAGTGGTGTTGTTACTGCTACTGGTGGTACTTCAACTGATTGGAATGAGGCTCATGGTTGGGGTGATCATAGTACACAGGGATATTTAACTTCAATATCTGCAGAGACTGATCCAGTCTTTGTTGCTTCTGCTGCATATAATATTACTAATACTAAGATAACTAACTGGGATGCAGCATATGCATGGGGTGATCATGCTTCTGGTGGGTACGTAGCACTAACTGCTTTGTCTGTTGGTGCACCAAATGCTGCTAGTGGTAACGGAAACATAACATATAACAGTGCAAATGGAGTCTTTTCATTCACCCCACCAGATCTTAGTAATTATTTAACATCTTACACGGAGACCAGCACCCTTGCTAATGTTATTGCTAGGGGATCAACATCAAATAACTCTGCTACCATTGGTGGTAATGGTAGTACAGGTGGTATCACGCTTGCTGATGGTCTTCTATCAGTAAGAACAGGTACTGGAAACGTGGCATCTATCGACCTCTATTGTGAGGTTAGTAATGCACATAAGGTAAGTATAAAAGCACCATCACATTCTAACTTCAGTGGTAACATTAACTTCACGTTACCTGGAACTCACGGTAGTGTAGATCAAGTTTTACGTACAGATGGATCGGGAAATACAAGTTGGGTTAATCAGACTGGATCTTATACTGAGACTGATACACTTTCTTCAGTAACTGGTCGTGGTAGTACAACTACAACTGCTATAACTGTTGGTGGACTGACTGTTTCTGCTGGTAATTCTGTTGCAGAGTTAAACTTATCTACTGATAATAATAATCAATATAATGTAACATTAAAAGCTCCATCAGCATCCTTATTATCTGGTAACACAACCTTTGTATTCCCACCAAATAACGGTAGTGCTAACCAAGTTCTTATCAGTGATGGATCTGGTAATACATCTTGGTCAACTATATCAGGTGGTGGTGGAGGAGGATCTAGTGTTACTATTAATGATGCAGCACCTGGATCACCTAGCAGTGGTGATCTATGGTGGAACTCTAACGCTGGTCAGTTAAAGATATACTATAACGATGGTAGTAGTTCGCAGTGGGTTGATGCTGCTGGTGGTGGTGGAGGTAGTGGTGGTTCTGGTATAACAGTATACTCTGGTGTAGCAAACTATCCACTTGCTTCAACTCATGAAGGACAGATAGCATATGCTAGTGATATTAATGCAATGCATTACTCTGATGGAAGTGATTGGACAGGTCAGAGAATAGTTACTACAACAGAAAGTGATTCTGATTTTGATACCTTGTTAGGTAACTATGAGAAGACATATACTCTTTCTGCGAATGAACATACTGGTGGTACTACATCAGAGAATTCTGCTAGAAAAGTTATTAAGTTAGTAGATAATAATGGTACAGATGGAGGTAAGTTTACTCTTAATGTTGGTGGTGGTTTAACATCAACACTTACTACTGATGCATGGAGTAACCAATCTATAAACCTAGGTCTATCTCTTGGAAGTATTCATAACTATACTTTGAGTTCAGATATTAATGCTGGACCTTATGCTACTGATCTAACGCTCCAAGATTCTGTTAGAGGTATTAGCAATACAATCAAGTTTGCTGGTGCTGATGGACTTACTGTTGAGAGAACAGATGCTAACACAATAACCTTCAGGCAAGGTGGTACTTCGGTTACTCAGTACACCGATGATATGGCGAAGGATGCTACATGGTCTTCCATAAGCAACGGTACTCATACTGGTATTACTTTTGCCTATGATAGTGGTACAAAATTCCTCAGTGCTACCGTTACTGGTGGTGGAGGAGGTGGTGGTGGATTAACCTACACATTAACTGGTAGAAATACAAGTTCTACTAATGCATTCATTGATCTAACAGATAATGCAGCAACTCCAAATGTTAATAGCATAGAGTTTATTGGTAGTAATGGAACTGATGTTGCATGGGATGGTGCTAACAAAAGAATTACTATCAACAGTAAAGACTATGCAGTAGGAGCTAATGCTGCTGCTAGTGGTGGTGGAGGTTTATCGTTAACTGGTAGCACCTTTACATACACACCACCTGACCTAACAAGTTTCTTAACATCTGTACCTCAAGCATCAGCAACAATTCTTGGTGGTATTAAAGTAGGTGCTAACCTTACTATGGATGCTGCTACTGGTGTTCTTAGTGCTAACGCTGGAGCATATACATTACCTACTGCTGGTGTTACTGCTAGTGGAACTCTTGGTGGTGTTAAGGTTGATGGTTCTACTGTTACTATTGATGGTAATGGAGTCATCAGTTCAACAGGTGGATCAACTGCTCCATCTATAGGTGATGTTAATGCAACATCAACTAGCATTGCTGATAATGCACGTGGTGAAGTAACAATTACAGGACATAAAGGGTATGTTCTTTATAAGATTACTTCATCACATGAAGCTTGGGTAAGATTGTATGTTGATGATGCTACAAGACAAGCTGATAAAGATAGAAGTGAAGGTGCTGATCCAGCACCAGGTAGTGGTGTAGTAGCAGAGGTTAGAACTTCTGCAGCAAATCAAGAAGTTCTTATAACACCTGGTGTTATGGGATTCAATAATAATAATCCAAGAGATGAAAACATTTACGTTTCAATAAATAATAGAAGCGGTTCAGCCGCCACTATACAAGTGACCCTAACCGTTCTAAAAATAGGAGAGTAGTTCCAATGGCAGTAAACTATGGTACAAAGAATGTAAATTCTGATACAGTTGGATGGACTAGACTGGATGTATTAAATGCATTAGAGGAAGTCTTTTCTGATCTAGGATTTCATGGAGGAACTGCAAAGACTGGTGTTCCTGTATGTGCTTTGTGGCCAGGTCAGACTAATAATGAAGAACCAGTTTCTCTTTTCAATGGACTAGAGAGTAGTGATCCTGTAAATTATGATTGGATGCATTGTGGTGGTACTCTGACTAATAATAGTAGTAGAGCAGAAAGAAAGTTTCAAGTAACTGCTAATGGTACTACATCATATTATGTGCAAGAGACTTGGATACCAACTGCACTTAATGCTGGTTCTGATACTCTAACGGTTCCTTATAATGATGTACTAACAACAGGAACAGAACTTGTTTTCATTCCTAGTGGTGGAGATGCTAATAATGTTATTGGTGGACTAACACTCAATAAAACTGTCTATGTTATTCGTGTCAGTGCTACTGAGATAAAGTTAGCAGAAAACCTAACTAATGCTGGTAATGGTACTGCTATTGATTTAACTGGTGATCCTCCTGGTGGATGGACATCTACTACTAAGTTCTTTACACCACAGTCAGGTTCAGCTAACCAAGCGATCACTACCTATCAAGGTGATCAATTAATATTTAATGTTGATGCTACTGGATTCCATATATGTTCTGGTAGTTCGTATGATGCTAATAAAACTTTAGAGTCTGCTAATTCAGCAAACATTGCACATGTACCTGGGCATAGTAGTGGATACCTTACTGATAATGGTACAACCACAGTCACTTTTGAAACTAAGTATTGGATACAGTCGGAAGATAATACTAATGTAGAAAGCTTTGATAAACCATCTACCTTACCAAAAGGTAATGTGCATCAAGGATATCATTATAGTCCAACAGCAGGATTGATTGGACAATCTGGTAGTAGAGTAGTTGAGTATTGTTATGCTAATGATACTAATGCAACTATGAAGGCAAGCATTACTATATTACCAAAGTATACTAGTCAGGCTGAGTACTTTGATCCTTATTGGGATGTTGATATTGCAGGTACTGTTGGTGGTGCTGCTGCTGAAAAAGTATTGAAGTTAAGAGTATCACGATGGCATTATGGACGTAACTATCAATATAGAGGTCGAGTTAAGTCAGTACATGTTCTTAATTCAACTGATGGGTGGAGTGGTACTCCAACATTTACTATTTCTGGTACAGATATAGGTGGTGTTACTCCTGGAAATGATGTAAAGTTTGGAACCAATACAGATGAATCTGCTACTGATGTTGGTGATGGTACATGTAGTCTAGTGTTTACAGATTATGGTGCTGGTACAAGCTTCTATCAGAAGAGTGCTACTGGTGACTATGCTGTTCTGAAACTAGTACATGATGCTGCTAAAGAATGGGGAACTACTTACTGGGTTTTTGCTCCAAGTCAGACTAATCCCTACACTATGAGGATATTCGGTGGTGCATATTGGGAGACTCAAAATTGTTGGGGAACGACAGCAACACCAGATAATACTGGTAGATATGATTATGATTGGAAAGGTCTGTATGGATTTATGGATGGTGTCTATGCTGGAACTACACACTGGAGTTATTATGTAGATCCACATGATAATCAAGATTATTATTATAAAGCATACTTTGCTGCTTCTTCTCAACCAACAGATTATAAATTACGTCTTAAGTATTGGAAACCAGTTGCACCAATGGATACTTCCTATGCTGTAATACAATTCCTTCAAGTTGTTAATGATCAACCGACAGAGTACTTTACTTTCTCTTTACCTACAGATGGATTTGGAGTTACTAGTCCAGGTGTAGATCTAGATCATTTATTTCATGGTCACATCGTAGAGTACGATAGAGGATCTGGTGGTACTAACCCTAACCGATCTGTTGATATTGATATGCATCTCCCTGGATATGATTACAGTACTAGTCACCCAGGATTTGAACCTGCAAATAGTCAAAGTCTAAGTATGGAGAGTGCATATGGATACTTAAGAAACACTGGAAGTTCATATGGAAGACAAAGAGATAGGTGGTCGGTTAATATTCATACTGATAATGATTATACTTACAAGAGTATAATACAGTACTATAGGAATCATGTTTATGATAACACTAATTCAGCTATGGATTACTATCGACCAATTAAAGGAATACCATTACTGAATTGCTTTGCACCGTGTCCATACTATCTTCCAGATGATTTTGTAATGATACAGATAGCATCTACACCAGGTCTTACTGCTTACACGACAGGTGATACTATTACTATTAGTGGTAGTGAAAAGTATGAGATTATAGTAGCAAGTTATGAGAACTCTCAGACTGGTCTTGATCAGGTGTCTAATGGTTCTACCATTGGTATGGCTTTCTGTGCGAGGATCGTAGGGTAATGGCTGATTATACTCTTACAGATTTAGGAACTGTACAATCAAAGGGAGTTCCAGCTACGAGGATGAAGCACACATCAGTTGTGTGGATACTGAAAACTATGTTTAGTTCTTTAGATCATGGTACTGGTATAAGTAATGAATATAACATAAGTGATTTGAAATCATCAAATCAAACTACTCCTATTGCAAATGGACATAAGCCAGAGCTTGCAATTGGTAATGGTAGAAGACCTGTCTATGGTCAACAATATCCTCGTGGATATTATAATAAATAACCCAAGGGGTCAGGTATAAATGGCAATAAATTTTCCCAGTAGTCCTAGTGTAAACGATACCCATACCCATAATGGTAAGGAGTGGACGTGGAATGGTACATCTTGGGTTCAAAGTACAAATGCAAGCAATTATACTTTACCTATTGCTACTGCTGGTGCTCTCGGTGGTATTAGGGTAGGCAATAGATTAACAATAGATTCTAGTACAGGTGTCTTGGATGCTGATGTACAAGGGGGCGGTGGATCTTCTTATACTGATAGTGATGTTGATACCCACTTAAATCAATCTAATCCTACTAGTGGTCATGTCCTTTCATGGAATGGATCTGATTATGCATGGGTAGCTCAGACTACTGATACAAATACACAACTAACAACTGAACAAGTTCAGGACATTGTTGGTGCAATGGTTGATGGTGGAACCGAAACTAGAATAGGTGTAACGTATGATGATACTGCTGGAAAATTAAATTTTGTTGCTGACGATCAATCATCTACTCCATACACTAACAGTGATGTTGATACACATCTGAATCAATCAAACCCAACTAGCGGATATGTTCTTGCGTGGAATGGATCTGACTATACTTGGGTAGCTCAGACTGGTGGAGGAAGTGGTGGATCAGGTGGTAGTATACTACAATTAATACAGGAGATTGGTCCTTCTGGTCAGATCAGTGCTGTATCTGGACAGGGTAGCAGTGCTGCTTGGATAGATGTTATTGATAAAGACATTACTATTACTGCTGGTGCTAATAAGAGAGTAAAGATTGAAGTTAATGGTGAACCTAAATTAGATGGTTTCAGAACCATGAGGTATGAGATCAGATTGATACGTACCACTGGAGGAACTGCAACAACATTATACGAAGGTTTTCAAGGTCTAGCTGATAGTAGTGATAACTATTCAACTATGAATGGTGTCCTTTACTTAGATACACCAGGTGCAGGTACACACAACTATAAGTATCAGTTTAGACAGGTAGTAAGTTGGAATAGTAGTACTGCTAAAGTAGAACCTGATTCAATGGTTATGCTTCTCACTGAGATGGATCTTAGTGCTAATGTTTTATCTGCTAGTGATGTTGATAACCACTTAAATCAGTCCAATCCTACTAGTGGATATGTTTTAAGTTGGAATGGTAGTGACTATGCATGGGTAGCTCAGACTACTGATACTGATACAGTTTATACCAACAGTGATGTTGATACACATCTCAATACAAGTGGTGCTTCTTCAGGTGAAATTCTTCAATGGAATGGATCTGACTATGCTTGGGTAGCACAATCTAATACTACTTCATTTATTGCTCTAACTGATACACCAAATTCTTACAGTGCTGATCAGTGGGTAAAGGTTAATGCTGCTGGTAATGCTATTGAATTTACTACTGCTCCTGCAGAATCAGATACTCTTGATACAGTAACGGGAAGAGGTGCGACAACTACAAATGATGTAACAGTTGGGAATTTTATTTGTGATAACTTAACTGTTAATGGTACTCAGACAATAATCGATAGTAACACTGTAAACATTGGAGATAATATTTTAACTCTTAATAGTGATGAATCTGGTACTCCATCACAGAATGCTGGACTTGAAATTGAAAGAGGTACATATACCAATGTATCAATTCGTTGGAATGAGACTACAGATAAGTGGCAGTATACTAATGATGGTAGTAACTATTCTGATATTGGTAGTAGCAATTATACCAACACTGATGTTGATACACATCTGAATCAATCTAATCCTACTAGCGGATATGTTCTTTCATGGAATGGTTCAGACTATGCATGGGTAGCTCAGACTACTGATACAGATACAAATACATTCACTGGTCTAACAGGTACACCGTCTTCATACACTGCTAATAAATGGTTGAAGGTAAATGCAGGTGGTACTGCTTTAGAATATACTGATGCTCCTTCTGGAGCTTCTGTTACTGTATCAGACAATGCTCCTTCAGGTCCAAGTGCTGGTGATCTATGGTGGGACTCTGATAATGGTAGGTTAAAGGTATATTATACTGATGCAACACCTGATTCTCAGTGGGTAGATGCTAGTCCACTTGGTGCTAACAGTAGTATTGGTGTTGGTAATACAAGTATTTCTATAACTGATACTGGTACTAACGGTACTATCCAATTCAATACAGATGGTACTGACCGTTGGGAGATCACTAGTGGTGGTCACATTCTTCCAAATACAAATGCTTCATTTGATATAGGTAGTGCAGAGTATAAGGTAAGACACTTGTTCTTATCAGACAACAGTCTTAAGTTCGTTGATGATAATAATACAGAACATGCATTGAGTGTTAATAGTAACAAACTACACTACGAAGGCAAAGAGGTTCTAGCAAACTGTGTCTTTACTGGATTGGATAATAATGATACTGTCAAATATAATGGTACGAACTGGGTTAATGTAGAGTTTCCATCAGCTTTTGATGGAACTTTAGCTGGTGATCTAACTGTTGATACTAATGTATTGAAAGTTGATACTGCTCAGAACCAAGTAGGTATTGGTACTGCTAGTCCTAATAGTCTTCTACATTTGTATCAACCTACTGATGCTGTGTATATTACCTTTGGTCAAGGTCAACATAATACAAACTACTGGCTTGGAACCACTGGTACTACTGCTGGATTCTTTATAGAGCAAGGTAGCAGTAATAATAGTTTACTAACAGCAGATGCTTCTGATTATGTTTCATTGTATGGTGCTGGAACCAAGAGGTTTGAGACTACTGCTAGTGGTGTCACGATAACAGGAGACATAAGTGTTACTGGTAGTGGTTTATATAATGATGGAGCTTTGGATGCTCGTATTAATACTGCTACTGCTACATCTAATCAACTTCTTAGTTGGACTGGTAGTGATTACGATTGGATTGATCCACCAACACCAGCACCACCAGCATTTCAATCTAACTGGAGGATACCATTATGACGGCAACAGTTTATAGAGGAACACTTTTTGGTGATGCAACAAACCATATCAATAATTTTTATACCAATTCTACTGGTGGTAACGTAAGAATTGTATGGTACTACTTTCATATAGGGAGTTCTCAGCGATTTAGATTCTATGTTGGTGCATCGACACCGCCATCTCCTGCTTCTTTAGGTCTTTCAACTACTTCTCCAATTGATTATAACTATTACGGAGATGCTAATACTATTAGAATGGGTGATTTTGGCCAAGGTAATTTCGTAACTGGAAAACATTACGGAATTGCTGGTGATAATCCAGGTGGTGCTACTGCTGGTTCTAATGGGAATCTCCCAACTGAACTGATATTACCTGCAGGTGATAAAATGTCGTTGTTTATTCCTGAAGAGATAACACCTACTTCTCAAGAATACTGGGAGTTTGCATTGAGATATAATTTTCTACAAATACCAGAATAAATTATGGCAGCAACAGTATACAGTTTAAATGCTTCCAGTAACCAGTCTGGAACTCTACTTAACCATCAGAACACTTCTGGTGGTAATCAGAGGGTGATTATAAATTATATAAGGATGGCTAAACAGACTTCCACTAATGGATATATGAATATTTTGTTCGGACCTAGTGGTGATCTTTCTGATCTAAAGATAAGTTATTGTACTGCTTTTGGTAAGCATGTAGCATGTAGTTATGATATGTACAATAATAATGGTCACAATGGTCATCTGTTTCAGTCACATAGTGGTTCTGGTGCAAACGAAGAACAAAATGCACCCACAGAAATAATGCTAGCTGATCAGGAGTATTTCCAAATCACTTGGTATGGTCCTAACTTTATCAAGGGTTGTAATATAGTAGTAATACCAGAGTAACATGGCCATAAATTTTCCAACATCACCATCAACTAATGATACTCATACCCACAGTGGTGTTACGTATGAGTGGGATGGTACTTCATGGCTAGCACAAGGTAGCACAGCAACTTATACCTTACCAACTGCATCATCAACAGTACTAGGTGGTATTAAAGTAGGTAATAGATTAACAATAAATTCTGGTGTATTAGAGGCAGACGTACAAGCAAGTACTTATGGTAACAGTGATGTTGATACTCATCTTAATCAATCTAATCCTACCAGTGGATATGTTTTAAGTTGGAATGGTAGTGACTATGCATGGGTAGATAACGCAGGTTATAGTAACAGTGATGTTGATACACATTTGAATCAATCAAACCCAACTAGCGGTCATGTTCTTAGTTGGAATGGTTCGGACTATGCATGGACAGCTCAGACTGGTACAACTTACAGTGCTGGTACTGGGTTGAGTCTTGTTGGTACTACATTTAATGTTACTAGTACATACACAAGCTCAAGGACAACTGCAGTTGCAACAACATCAAGTCTAGCTGATCAAGCATCAGGTAACTTAGACATTACTGCAGCAAAAGCTTACGCACTACTTAAGATACAAACATCACATGCAGCATGGGTAACTCTTTACACTGATACTACTAGTAGAACTAGTGATGCTAATAGAAACATAACAACTGATCCACTACCAGGTTCAGGTGTTATTGCAGAGGTACTACTATCTGATGGTGGTGTACAAAAAATTTCTCCTGGTTTGATAGGATACAATGATGATGCAACACCAAGTACTACAGTATATGCAAAGGTTCAGAATAGAAGTGGTAGTGCTGCTACCATAATAGTAACACTCCATTACCTTGCTCTAGAGGGTTAATATGGCTCAGTATATTGTAACGCTGAAGCAACGTGATCAGTTGGATGGTTTCTATGCTGATATGAAGGAAGGTGGGTATAAGCTTATTAGTAAGAGACCTATTAGTAGATGTACACATTATGATCTAACAGAGAGTCAAGCAGATACTATTGCTGGTGACTCTAGAGTTCTTGCTGTTGAGTTACATCCAGATGAAGATGATAACCTTATAATTGGACCGCATGGATATACTAACAACGAAGTAGCTGTTGCTGCTGGTGATTTTTATAAGGGTATTACTTCAGATTCAGGTGATTATCAGTGGGGGCACTTACACTGTGCTGGTGATGATGCACAAAGAAGAAAAGGAACATGGGGTTCTGGATCAGTCACTGATACTGCTGAATGGTTTAATAATGGTAAGCATGTTGATGTAGTTATCTGTGATAACAATGCTGCTTATGATTGTCAAGAGTGGTACAGTACACATGACCCAGCTAAGAATAGATATGTTCAGTATGATTGGTATGCTAACCACAACACAGAGGCTCTTAGTATAGATGATGATGGATACACATCAGCACCTAGTAACTATACAAAGTACTATCCTAATGCTGGTCACACAGATTATCATGGTACTCATGTAGCAGGTACTGTTGCTGGTAAGTATTATGGATGGGCTACTGAAGCAAACATCTATACCATTCAGTGTTTGAGTGGGATGGATCCTAATCCATTGCCTACTATGATCATGATGGATTATTTGAGAGCATTCCATAGATCTAAAGCTATTAATCCAGAGACAGGACATCGGAATCCTACCATTACAAATCATAGTTGGGGTTCGGGATGGGATTTAGGAGCAAATGGTTCAGGTATTTTTGATACTGGATATACTATTTCAGATATAACTGAAATAGTTTGGAGAGGAACTACATATAACTCATCTAATCCTGGTCCATCTGGTTGGACTATGAGTGGTATTCATCAGGACTTTGGTATTGGACAAGATAAGACATATATTCCCTACTACAACACAGCAATGGCTGCTGATATTGAGGATGCTGTAGAGGATGGTATAGTAGTTATTGCTTCAGCAGGTAACTCAGATTTCTATGTTGCAACTGACTCTACAAGTCCTGATTGGAATAACATTGTCCAGTTTGATACTTCTAAAGTAAGTTTTAACATGTCTGCAGGCCAAGGTCGTGCCTATTATAATAGAGGATCAGCACCAGGAAATGCACCAGGTGCTATCTGTGTTGGTTCTCTTGATAAAGCTAGTGACTTCTCTAAGTCATCATTCTCATGCTATGGTGAGGCAGTAGATGTATGGGCTCCTGGTACTCATATTAATTCGGCATTTAATTCTCTAGGATATAATGATGCAAAGTATGGTGGAGATAATTATTTCTATGCTATAAGTGGAACTAGTATGGCTTCACCACAGGTGACTGGAGTTGCAGCATGTCTAGCAACAGGTAAAGAAAGGTTTACTAACAGTGATGTGAAATCTTTCCTTCAGAACTACTGTAAGGATGGTGATATGACCTTTGATAATACTTATACACCTTCAAGACATGCAGTATATCAACTTACTCTTACTGCAACCACAAATGGTTGGGATGTAAGTGGTCCTGATAGATATAATTCTCATGTTAATGCTATTAATCCTACGATTGAGATCTTTGAGGGTGATACAGTAGAGTTTGTTTTCAATTCACCTGAACCTCCTCTTTTTGTTACATCATCTCCTGTAACTGGGTTGACTCCTGGTTCACCACCACAAGGACAAGTCTCTTGGTTCCCACATCAAGGTACTAGTACAAGTGGAACATTCAATGCAACTCCAGGATGGCCAGGTAGTGCTGGTGATTACTACTATGCGTGTGGTGATATGGGATTATCATTTACTACATGGCCACAAGGTATTCTTAGAGTGCATCCCCCACTACACTATGATGATCCGCATATTGGTGCTGGATCTGTAAACAAATATTTGTTATCAGCAAACCCAAGACCAGTAGCAGATGGGTTTCCTAGTAGGTGGTATCAGCAACAACTTAAGGGTAGAAGAAGAGATGTAGAAGCTACCTCAAATAACCCACCCAATATGCAACTCTATCCTAGAGAGAATGTATATCATAGAGGGTTTAAAATACATCAGAGAATACTTTTAGATGAAGCTTACTGGATAAATGATGTAACATTACCTTCTAATACTGATAGTACTAATAGTGAAAATCAGGTAAAGGATTTCGCTCTCGATTCTAATGGAAACTTTTGGATTTGTGGAGCGAGGGATGATAATGCTGGAGCATTGAATAGTTATATTGTGAACATAACTAAGACAGGTGTATATAATGCATCAGTTGATTGTAATGCTGCTGATTCTTTAACTCCTTTTGGAATTGCAGTTGATGATAATGATGATATCTATACCTATCATGGGTATGGAAGACTTGCTAAATTTAGTCTGAGTGGTTCTTCTTTAACTCAGGATTATTGTAGAGAAAGTGAGTGGGGTGGTGGAAGTACTTTTGGTGAGGGTATGGGTGGTAGAGGATGTTTATTTGCTAATGGAACTAACCTTACCGTGTGGGGTAATAGATCTGGTATTCATTTAGGACATACTTTTGATGGTTCTACTGGTGATGTAAGTTCTGGTGGTTACACTTATGTTAATGGTGGTAACCAAGCTTATGTTTATTTCTATGGTGCTAATAAAATAGGTGGTACAATTTATGCATGTGGACGTTCTTATGGTGGAAACACAAACGGTAGCAATGCTTTTTGGGTAGTAGCAACTGTAGGTTATGGGGTTGCAGGTTCAATGAAGTTTTATAGTGGTGTCTCTAATGCTACATGTTATGGAGTAACAAGAGATTCTGATAATAAATTTTATGTTTGTGGACAGATGGATAATGTTCCAACACTCATGAAGATTGATGCCTTTAACAATGGTGTTATAGGACAAGGAGTTGCATGGGGTAGAAAGTTAAACACCTCTGGTAGGTATAGTGATATTGCTGCTGATTCTCAAGGTTGTGTGTACGCAGCAACTGAAGGTGGTCAGATAGTGAAGTATAATAGTAGTGGTACAATCATCTGGGCTAAGTCTGTTGCTAATCAGATTCAGAGAATAACAATAGTAGATGATGTAATACATGGTATTGGTACTATAGGAAATACTTCATTTAAAGTTTTCCGATTACCTATCTCAGGTGAGGGTCTTACTGATTGGAGTATCACTGATTATAGTTTCACCTATACTAATCAAGGTGGTCTAGGTGGTCCCGCTACTCAAAGTGATTTTGGTTCTACTGCAAATAGTGCTGTTATATGGGGTAATTTTACATCTTCTGATTATACTATCAATCTTGCTTCCGAAGTATTTACTCCGTCTTTAACAAACTTATAAATAAAAAAGCCTTATGATGTGTTATAATGGTAGATGAAATAAAAGAAGAGGTAGTAGAAGAGAAAGAAGAGAAGAAGAAAGGTTTATTTGCTAAGGCAAAAGACGCAATTCTTCCCGACCCCGAAGAGCAAGCAGCCATCATCAGTACAATGGTGAGAATCACAGTGCTGGCCTGGTCTGGGGGCATCTTAACTTTAAACTATGTCGCCATACCTGGCGTTCCTCAACAGAAAATAGATCCGACATTTATAGCTTCAGTTTTTACAGGAGTTTTGGCAAGCTTTGGCATCCAGACTGCTTCTAAGAAAGGTGATGGTACTATGAAAATGAACGGCAATGGTAACGGAAACGGCGGTGCTCCTCCTGTTACTGCAAAAGATATTGAACAGATCATTGCGAAAGCAGGTCCAGTTCAAACAATAAGAGTTGAACAAGCTCCTTTAAAGATCATCTCTGCTTCAGATGATGATAGTAAACCTTATAAATTATAGTCATGAAAATTAAATTTAATGATATTGCTAATGCAATCAGTGTTATATCAGGAGTATCCCTCGCTGGTATTATTGGTGTAGGATCCTATGTATATCTAAACAAAGATGCTATCATTGATGACATCAAAGACGCAGCAATTGAGTCTGTTGTTGGTGGTATGGGTGCTGGTGCTCTAGGTGGTGCTGGTGCTCTTGATCTAAAGTTACCTTCTGATCAAGCGTCTAATCCTACTGCTGCTTCCCCAGCTGCCCCAATTCCATTCCCTAATTAGGGAAAAGGGAAAAAAATTTTCCAGCAAAAAATTACCCCTTAAGGTTTTCGTATGGACTTCCAGAAGATAGCTTCTACTGGAACGGCTGTGACTGTTCTAGGTACTGGTGCTTTTGTCGGTGGCAATCATGTCATCGACCAGAACACTGGTGGTCCAGAGCGAAGACAGTCGGAACAGATAGAACAGATAAGGCAGGTGGTAGCAGAAGAGTTGTACCTTCAACTCAAGGATGCATTCCCGCCTAAAACTGGTGGTGTCTCTGGTAAAAAGGATGCACCACCTTTAAACTATAGACAAGAAATAAAATGAGTCATCCTAATGGTTACACCAAAGAGATGATCAAAGAGATCCTTGGTACTTCATGGCCTACTATGGGTGATAGCGAAACTGGTAATGAAATGAGAAAGAGAAAGGGTAGAGAGATGAGAGAAGGTAAGAGACCTTACCCTACATACCCATCAAAGGAGTCTAGGATAGCAGATAAGTCAGGCAAGTTTGATGAGAATGGACAATACATATACCCAGAGGGATCTGGATTTAATTATACACAGTGGTTGTTAGATCATCCAGATTCAGCCGAAGCAGCATCCAGTACAAAAGTATCATAAGAGGATCCTATGCCTGAATCAGACGCAGAATATTATAAGAAGCAAGCAGATCAAGACGCAAAGCTTGAGAAACTTATTACAAAAGAAGAGCATCTAAATGAACAGGTCGATGACCTTGATGATAGGATGCGTAGCTTAGAGAAGCAAGTGTGGGGTGCTGGTGCAGTCCTTGCTGTTATCTTTGGTGGTATTGGTATCATCAGTCAGATGGAAGGTGTTAACATGTTCCCAGTAGGAGAGCATGAACATGAGATTGATCGCAAGCATCTCGTAGAGTCTGAGGTGTACAATAAGATGTTTAATCAAACTAAATGAGCATTAGAATCCCATTGATAGGGATTGGAAATCAAACTATCCCTAGAGTTACCGTTAATGGTACAGGAATACCTCTTGTGCAGCCTATTAATTCTGGTGTTAGATCTATTAATACTATTCAGATAGCAGATAACCGTGTCTGGATGCAAGACCCACCTCAAGCAATACCAATAGCGGTTCCAGTAACAGTTAATGCTGGTACACCTATCGTTAATATGCCTGGTTGTGTAACAGTACACAAAGAGAATGCTAAGAGAGATCCATCTAGAAATAAGAATCTAGTTAATGATGATCCTAAAGGACAGACCACCTTGTGTGATGCTGGTATGCCTTCATACTTACCAGCAGAATATGATTATAGAGAATTAAGTTGGCAGACAGTCTATCAGGATCAAGAAGAGGTTGATGAAGGTGTTGAGGCACAAGAACAAGAACCTATAGATGCACCTGCACCACCTCCACCACCCCCTGCAGGTGGTGAGACTGCTGAAGAGGTAGAATGTCCTCCATTAAATGCAAGACGCATTGGAGACCTGAATCAAGCAGGTACAGAGAAGATCAAAGAATATAAACTGACAGTTGATGGTAAGAGATGTGAAACCATATGGGAACCTGTTCCAGTAATAGAGCAATATCTACCATCTGTTGCTACTGTTAGTACTACTGCGACAATTGCTACTGTGGCGACAGCGAGTGCCCTATTTGCCAAACCCCTAGCAGATCTGCTCCTGAAGGTTGTGAAACCTGTCGTGAAGAAAGCGATTGCGAAAGTTCAGAAGATGCTTGGGAAGAATCCACGCCGTCCGACCCTTCAGGAGATACGGACTGATCAGTATCGAGAGAAGAAGGGTTTACTTCCGATGAAGAAGAAGTAGAAGGGTCATTGAATGTAGGTTGTGGGAAGTCATGGGTGTGAGGTTTGATAGTACCACCTGGATTTGTTACCACAACGTCAGCACATACAGATGCATAAGGTGACTTAGGATGGAACATGATGCCCTGCTTCAGGAGCTCACCACAATTTTTTAGTCTTGCGATCTCAAAATCTAACCG